TTATGCAGCGGTCCTGTCGCTGTGGGGCATGGTTGGGGCAAAGTCGCTTAATTTTGAACTCAACATGGCGATCTGGTCCAGGTTGTTTTCCTCCATCCACTTCCCATAAACCTGAAATACCATCTGGGCATCGGCATGCCCCATCTGATTAGCAATGAAGTTCGGGTTTGCTCCTGCAGAAAGCGACCAGCACGCATACGTGTGTCTCGACTGATACGATTTCCGGTGGCGAAGGCCGGCTCTTTTCATCGCCGCATCCCACGAGTTCCCTATGGAGTTGATGGAGAAGTGCTTGCCGTAATTCCCCGCCCTGGCTGTCAGTGACGGCAGGAAGACAAACGTGCACTTATTGAACTCTTTCTTTCCGTACTCCCTCAGCTTAACAGATACGTTATGCTCCTGAGAGAGGCGGGTCATTTCATACTGGCTTTTGAATGCCTCGAGTGCAGGCTCGATCAGGTGCACAACCCGGTTAGTGCCAGCATTGGTTTTCGGCAGCGTGAAGATCCCTTTCTGCGTCAGGCTTCTTCTGACGGTGATTGTTCCCGCCTTCAAGTCCACATCTTCCCAGGCAAGTCCGCACAGTTCACCCGGCCGCAATCCGGTGTAAACGGCGATAGCCCACAGATTCTTGCTTTGCTGATGGTGGCAGGCGTCAATCAGGCGAGGAAACTCCTCTCGGGTGATCGGGTCAGGATCCGGGCGGGACTCTCGCAGAGGGGCCACACCGTTCATTGGTGACTTTGCAATGTAGCCATTTTCAACCGCAAACTGGAAGATACCGAATAACACGGTCATGTAGTTGTTCACAGTAACTGCGGATCGTCCTCTCTTCGCGGTTTTATGTCCCTGCTTCATGACCTGGAAACCGGTCAGCAGTTCCTTCCGGACTTCCAGCATGCTCTCTTTGGTGATTGAGGAGAGAAGAGTGCCGGGCCCAATAATAGCCGTGACATTAGCAATGACTCGTCCATAAGTGTTGAGAGATGATTCAGCCACCTCCATTTCCTTCAGTGCAAGCCATCTCGCGGACAACTCCCCGATCGTTACCTCTTGCCTTGCCTCCCCGAACCGCGCCAGGTTCTGGGAGGAGGGGAACTGCTGGGCATAGTTGAAGGTTCCGGTTTTGATGGCGTAGCAGATCGACGTCCGCAGCTCGCCGGCCACTTTTCTGTTTTTGGGGGTGTCAGCCACCCCCAGGCTTTCACGCACTCTGACCCCTTTGTAGATGAACCACAGCCTTAGCGTGCCGCCGTGGTTTTCCACTCCTGTTGGGTATTTCATAACGATTCCTCGTTGGTTGATGGTCAGAGTATTTAAGCAGATTGTCGCCGCGGTTTCGCTGAGGCCATACGGTCGATCCAGCGGTCGATCTCATCCAGGTTGTAAAAACATGGGCTGTTATCCCACGGACTACAGTCAAAAGAGACGTGTTTGTATTCCTTCCCCTCCAGAAAAGTCTTTTCCCGCGCCTTCTTCAGTGTCCCCTTTTTAATACCCTTCAGGGCTATCAACTGCTCTTCAGACACCCATTTCCCGGGCGATACCATCATGATTACTTCACTCATACCTTCCTCCACTCAAACTTAATGCCGGGGCGAACTGGCTAATTTTCCGCACCCGACAAAGCCATCAGCTGTTTTAGGTTGTTCGGTGATATTTCAATATCAGGCGACCTGCCCGGGTAGGGATCGCAGGCGGCGCATGCCGATCATCGCCGTGGCCACGTAGCTCGCCTTGCGGTTCACAACTTCCACCCAGACCTTCACGCCTTCTACCCGCACCGTGTACGTCTCTTTCATCCGGCTGCGCCCGTAGTTGCCGTAGCGTTCCTGATGAGCCGCCAGTGCGATGTCGCAGGCCTGGCGTGCGAGCGGTGACTGCGTGCTGCGGTTAATCAGTCTCATGGTCACCGCCTTCTGGGTTAGACGGTTGACGGAAAACCGCTCGGGACGGCGACCAGTCGCAATATGCATCGGTTTCGGTATGCCCGAAAATTGCCTTACAGCGGCGGATATGCGCGCAGTCGCCGCAGGTCTTACCCTTCGGGAGTTGCATTTTGTCGGGGTCTGCCGGGTTATAATTCAGCTCAGTCATTCCAAGCCTCCAGCTCGTTCTGAATCTCGTCGTCGATCTCGTCATTGGTGGCGGTGTTATCTAGGCAGCGCCGCGCTTCTTTCAGATAGGCTTCACGGCGTTCGTCGTACCAGGCGGAGAACTCCGGCGACCAGCCATATGTGTACCCGGTAAAAGCAACCCTGGCGTTGTCTTCTGCCATCCGTTCAACCATGCAATAAGCAGTTGTCAGGGCGCATTCGCGGATATAGCCGCGCAGATCGCGCTTATGCCACCACGGACTCACCTTCGAATCACAACGGCCTTTGAACTCAACTTCCCAACGGCGGATACAGCGTGCATTTAGTGATTTGCTCATCTCGTTACCGGGAGGGCGAACCCTCCCGCCTCCCTTAGGCCACGTATTCCGGTTTCATATCTGCCAGGGTGATGCTGAACTTGTCGTGCAGCTCCTCAGACAGGTGACGCTTCGCCGCCGTCAGCAGACGCTCGGTTTCCGCGAACCGTTCAGCAGCACCCGGCTCGCCAGGCTGCGGCAGAAAGTTAATCGCTGCGTCAACCGCATTGCGGTGCTTCACAAGGTGGTAACGGCGCGTCGCCTTATTCTTCAGCTCCGTGAACAGGGTGGTGCCGAGCGTAGCTTTGGAGTCGTTGATTTCGTTGCCGACGCTGGTGGCTTCATCGAGTGTTTCTGCCTTCTCAATGCGATCCCGGAACTCATCGGCCATAGCATCGATGTTAGCGGTCGATTCCTGCGCACTGTGAGTAGTTGTTACGCTGTCACCTTTGATGTCTGCCAGGCTGACGCGCAGGGCGGGGGCCGGGTTGATCTCTTTCTCGGTGCGTGGCTCCACTTCATCAGGGCTGTAGACGCCGAGGATGACCTCAGGACAGTACAGACGCGCCCAGTACTTCACCGCGAGATAAGCGATTTGCTGCTTGGGTGCAGTTTTCCACAGCGGCGAGTTCCGGGTGGTGATATCAGCCAGGTAGATGTTCTCGCCCCAGGTGATATCTGTTTCGCCGCGCAGGACAGCGCCAACCCGGACAAACAGGCCCAGCTCATCGCGGCCGTCTTTCTTGCCGGCGATCTTTTCCCAGTCGCCGCCGTATTCGTAATGGAAGCGGCCCACGATAGCGCTGGAACTTGAAATAACAGCGTTCACCAGCTGCGCTTCGTAACCCAGCACGCCGTTGACCAGATGCGTTTTCTGCGCCACAGCGTAAGGGTTCATGCCCCACTGCATGGCCTGCATGACGATCGCCATACAGTCTGCAGGTTTCCCTGCCAGATGCTTCGGAACGGTCACAGCAGACTGCGCCATCAGCTCGGCAAACGCGGTCAGTTGGCTGAGTGCCTGTACGTTGAATACTGCATTGCTGGCTGAAATGGTGTTCGGAGTCTGGTCAGCCACGGTTACGTTAGTGTTTTGCATAGTCATCTTCTCCATTAAGCCAGGCGCAGCGCTTCAAGGCGGCGCAGGTCGAAGTCGTTCAGTTCGTCGGTGTAGTCTTCGGTGATCGGCGCTGGCCACTCGCCAGTGTCGAACGCGTTTGCGATGCGGTTCATCGTCTGGCGATACTCCAGCATGCCCAGCTCAATCAGCTCCTCGCTGGCTTCGACGATGGCGATCCAGTGGTAGCCCTCGTCTTTGTTGACGAAAATCCAGAAGAACTGGTCCAGCGCCGCGGTGCTCATGTACATGGCCGCACTGAGGTGATAATCGCGGTCGATGATTTCGCGATGCAGGCGGGCGCGCAGGCCGGACTGCTTCACGTTCCACATGCTGATGGTTTTTAGGTCGGCGCCGACCCGCACGCCGTCGATGTCGATTTCCAGATCCGGGCGCACGCGGATTTCCAGCCCGGTCTCTTCGTCGATACCGAAATAGCTCGTCTCAACAGCGCGATCAGGGTGCAGCAGCAGTTTTCCTGCGGTCGGGTGCTCGTGCAGCGCTTTCTGAATGGCCAGCGCCGTTTCCATCTGCTGCTGGGTCACCAGGATTTTGTCGCCCGGGTTATCGCGCCACGCGTCCAGCAGTTCGTCAGCAAACACCGCATCCGGTTTAACGGACTTCACCGCATGAATCATCTCCGCTTTGGTGCCGGACACTTTCAGAGGTGCCGGTTTCTGCGCTTCCTGCGCCACCAGGTCAGGATTGATGATCGCCAGCTGCTCCAGCAGCGAGTCGCGGCTGCCGCTGGTTTTCACCGGCGCGGGCAGGGTGGCGTTGTACTCTTTGATGCAGGCCTTCATCGCGACAGCGGTCTGCTTCTGGTCTGCCTCGATACGCTGGAACTCAGCTGGCAGCGTCATATAGCTCTGCGCTGTTTCTTCCAGGCTGCCGCCCATCGGCACCTGCGCGGGCAGGGTGGCGTTGTGCTCTTCCAGCAGCGCTTTGATATCGTCAGCGCTCAGCAGCGCGGGCAGGCTGGCATTGTGTTCGTCGATAAAGGCGCGCAGGGTAGTCGCGGTGGTGAAGGCCCCTTCCGGGATCACCGGCTCCACGCTGAACTCTTCATCGAGGTTTTCCGGCTGCAGCGCCAGCTCATGCACTAGGTTCCCCATATCCAGCACTTTGGAGCCTTCACGCGGGATGGTCTTGGCGACGTGGCGGGCGTTGAAGTACATCAGGCTGACGCGGGCATCCTTCACCTGGGTGCTGCTGATCCCGTTCGCTGCGTGATACACGTTATTCGGCAGGCCCTCATAGCGGCCCGGTTCGAAGTAAGCCGGATATTCCGGTGCGCTGGCGGTTTCCTCCGGCGCTTCGGTGGTAACTTCCGGCGCAGTGGCATTCGCCAGCTCCGGCACCGAGGCGGCCAGCACCTCAGTCGGGTTCAGGGCAACTGTTTGCGGATCAGCTGCATCAGCGCTTTCGCTTGGTGGAACCGCGTCAATACTTTCTCCTTCCGCCGGGTCAGTCGTTTCCATCTGCACATCGCTGGTGGTCTCCTCTATAACCGATGAACGGTCATCTGTTTGTGGTTGTTTTTCGTTCATCAGGCCTTCGATGGAGAACATGCCGCCGCCGAGGTTCGCGACTTGCGGCTGGCTGGTGGCCGCGGCCAGGTCTTCTTTCACCCACTTCGGATCGGCTGGGTCGCTGATGCCTTCGACAAATTCGCCGCGGTCGGCCGCCAGCTGCCCATCAATAAATTGGCTGTCAATTTCAGGTTCTGGTTGTGTGGCCGGGAGAGGCAGCAGCTCAGTTGCAGCGTTGAATTCAGCCGTCATCGTCTGGTTAACAAACTCCAGATGAGCAACAGGCGTCAGGTGGATATTCTCAGGCGCGATGCGCACCAGGTTGAAGATGGCCGCGCGATTGACTGCCAGAACGCCGGGCTGGTTGCGCAGGATTTTGCTCCACGATTTCCATGGTTCTTCTTTGTTCGCGACAATCTCTTTGGCGCGGCGGTGGATGCTGCCCGGGATTTCCAGGTGGTTGAAGTCCATCGGCAGCAAGGCACAGGCGATCTCCAGATCGAGGGTGTCCAGGGTATGGTGTGCGTCAGCGCCGCGATCAGTTACGTACCCGCCATCGGCATTGGTCCCGGCGTCAGTGCGCTGTACGTTGCTGATGCGGTTGCCGGCGGCCCATTCGCGCGTCAGGATCCCGCGGTCAATATATGGGGTGGCTACCCAGGCTTTAGTGAACTGCAGCAGCAGCGCCAGCTCATGGCGTTTATCCATGCTGAACACTTTGCGAATGGCATTGGTATAGCGCCACAGGTCTTTGGTATCGAAAGCCTTAACCTCTGCGCAGCTTTCAGCAGCGAGCAGCAGATCCTGGACATAGCTATTGTCGGTATCACACTCCAGCGCATGCAGCTCCGCATGTTCGCCGCGGGTGACATGATGGCGCAGTTCGTCCACCATCAGTTGAGCCAGCAGCTGTTGGCGAAACGGCAGTTTGCAAACCGCATAACGAGTAAACTCATAGCCGCTTTTGCTGATCCACAGGCCGTTTTCATACCGGCGACCAAACTCATCTGTGGCAGCGCCGCCAGCGTCAGTGGTATCAGTTGCGGTTACCGGCGCGGCAGGTAGGTCCGCATCGCTGGTGGTCTCCGGGGCGATGGCGGTCTCATCCTGTGGCGCAGCGCCGGGGATCACGTTCCAGGTGCGCTGGTCGTCGGCAAGCGCGTAGCGTTCGCACCAGGTGTAATCGATGGTGCTTTCTTCCGGCAGGTCGTCAACAACAGGCATGTCGGTGCGTACAGGCTTGGCGTAGTCTTTACCGCGGCCAGTTTCGATGCCAGCATCTTCCAGCGCGACATCCAGCTGCAACGCAGCTCGTGATTGGGTGTTGGCGGAGAGCCACACTACAGCGTCAGGCTTCCCTGACTTCTGAGTGGCCTTAACCAGGTAGAAAAATTCCATGTCAGATCCTCATTTTTGGATGTAAGATCCCCGGGCCAGAGATAGCGCCCATTGGGTGTGTTTTTGGTTTTGTGTAGTTTTCCGGTGTAACTTTGGTCGGTGGCACCGGACGTAGACCCCGCCTTGCGCGGGTTTTACGTTATGCTTCGTGAGCCATCTGGTCGTACGAAGCGCAACGAACAGAACAGTAATCACGTTGTTCGCGCGCCAGCTGGGCGCCGCGGATGAAGAGCAGTACGTTTTTAACTTCCTTGCCTTGCTCGATTGGTTTGCGGCAGTACGCGCATTCTTTCGAGTTACACATCAGGATTCCCCTTCTGCGCCAGCAGGTAACAGATACGGCGAACAATCACTCCCACCCAGTTCAGTTTTACGGCCTGCTGCCTTGCTGGTTTACGTGCAAAATCAGTCATAGTTTGACTCCTTCATTTCCAGCGCTGCTTCTTCCGGAGTGCAGCCATCTTTGTACAGATCGAAGGCAATTCCGTTTTCGTCAAAATCTCTTCCAAGGCTCTTGCGTAAACGACGATTCCACTGGGCCCATTCGATTTCCGATTTGGATACTGAGTTTTCCCCTTGGAGCATGGTGTGCATGTTTTGAGTCATTGAGTCCTCTTTGCCCTTGTCGCCAGGCTGGCGGAACGTTTCTTTAACCTGATGCGCGTTATTCACTCCACCTCATCCGACTATTCGTATGCCATCGGCGGCTACTTCGTGGGCTCCATGCCTGGGTGGTTCGTGGTGCGTCTTGGTGAGATGGATTAAATCACTGGTTTATAGTTTGTGTCAACTATAGGTTTGTGTTTATTGTAAATCGATGGTTTATGAGATTGGTTTTTGTGAGGCTCTTGGCGCATTTTTGTGAAAAAACAATACTTGGACCGGAATCTGATAAGGCGGGGAAGGGGGGTGCTTAAATGTCTGTACTATGATTTATTTTGGAGACTAGGGGGCAAAACGACGAAGCTCACGGCAAGCAGATAGAAGTGATAGGGTTATGTTCTCGCTGATTTTTGTTTGTTCTATAAATTAATGGGATGCCATTGAAGCGTCTTGATTAGATAACGAAGGCGTTAGTGAGGAGAAGGTGTCAAAAGAGGTATGGGAATCAGGGCCCGGAATAACCGGGCTATTAATTACTACTGGCTTGCTAATATTTCTCTTGAGAACGTGGCTTGTTTTTTGGAGAGGTACAGAAACTTTGGTTCCAAGGTGTACACATAAGATGTTAATAGTCTTTGTGATAAATCTAATGATTTTGAAATGGCCTGAGCGAACTCAAGTCCCTTGTCGCTTGGCTTTCCCTGCTGTCCCAATGCAGCATCTGCACTTCCAGCTTCTTCTTCAAGTCTGTGCAATCGCTTTGATAAATCGAATAAATTTGCAGCCAAAGCATTTGCTTCTTGAGAGCTCTTCAGCTTTTCTGCTTGCATTATCATAACTCGGAGCTCACCAGACATAGCTCTTAAATCATCATCATACGGTGAAACTGCGAAAGCTATCGATGAGTTAAATAAAAAAAATAAAGCACCGACTTTTATTAAATTTTTCAGCACGGTAAATCCTTTTTTAAAAAACAAAATCGCAATTAATGACCAGTTAAATATTACAAAGAGTTTTTTGGGAAATACTACAAAAATTTACTCACTATAAACTAGTCGATCAAACCAGTTTCATCCTTGGCTCTGCAGCAACCCCTACAATCTGAGAGTTTCCGTATATTAATACTATTGGCCATGGACTCCGTTGGCTGAATACTTGAGATGCCCATAACACAATAATTACTTAATTCCCTGCGACTGAATCCGCCCCTTCATGTACTTTTCATACAGTTCGTCCAACTCCTTAAGGCGAATCGCAAAGATGCGGAGCATGTTCTGCTGTTCTTCTTCCGGAAGTTGGCGGTAGAGTTCAAGCAGGCGCTGTTCGTCCGGCTTGAGTCCATCTTTCTCTCCAACGTCCTCACCGAGTAGCCAGGCGACAGAAATGCCAACAGCGTCGGCTATGGCCAGTGCCGATTTCTTACTAATCACGCCTTTTTTGAACCAGCCGTTTACGGCCTGAGGGGTGACTCCAGCTATTCGTGCCATGTCTGCTTTGGTAACGCCACGATCAGTGATCTCAGTAAGGCGCTCTACCAGAGCGAGGTTGGGTTCTTCTTTTCTCATAGGGTCATTGTAAATATTTGGTTTATACACACAATAAATCCATAGTTTGCATGAAGTATAAATCTGTGGTTTACTTCTGCTATCAATAAGCAGGAGAAGCACATGTCCGCACTCGATAAAGCAATTAAAGCCGCTGGCTCAGCCAGAAAGCTCAGCATCGCGCTTGGTGTGACGAGTATGTCTGTAAGTCATTGGAAGAATCGTGACCAAGGGATCGTCCCGCCAAGCTATATCTTCCCGATTTTCAAAATGACAGGCGTAACCCCCCACGAGCTGCGCCCTGATCTCTACCCGAACCCCACTGATGGTTTACCTAAGTAGGAGCACAGCCAATGCAAACACGAATTTTTAACCATGATAGCAGTCCGGCCCCAGGACTTGTGATATCGAAATATCAAGAACTTCCGCGCAAATCGTGCAAACTCGCGAACATTCGGGAGGCAGTAAAGGCCTGGAACAGGGCAACGCCCGGCGATGCGCAAAACTACATCTCGCAGTTGGTTGCGAAGGAGTGGATGGCGCGCGGCGGCCGCGGCCTGCTGCTGGCCGGTTCGGTTCACGGCACCAAAGTTAACTTCTTCCGGATGATTAACACGCCCGGGCCGAAGTACGACAAATACCTCGAAACGCTTATCCCGGTGATCGTGGACGTTATGGCTCGTGACAACGAGAAGGTGGCGCGCGAGTTCGGATTGGTCGAAAAAACCGGGGCTGAGAATTTAGCCTGCTCCATCAAGGAGTGTGGCGAGCTTCATCAGGTAAGCGCACTTGGCGCGCCGGTGAACGTCATTGTGAAGGAAGGGCGCGAGGCGGTCGAATCGATCATGAATCTGATACCGAAGGAATCCTGGGGTCAGATATTGGGAGGTTTTATCACCGTAGTTCAGGGAGTTCTGTAATGACAGGTATTCAAAAGGCGAAAGCCGCGGTGCTCGAACACCAACGGCTTTCTGGTGCAACAAACGTCAGTCAATTGCGGAGATAAGTATGTCAAACACCGCTGAAATATACAAATTCCCCGCGCAGCAGGGAAAACAGGAGAGCCGCATGGCTGAACTGGAGAACGGCTATTTGCGTTTAGCCAACCAGATTCAGGATGCCCTGTGTATCGTCGAGCTATCGGGGCGGGAATTCCGCGTTCTGAATGCCATCGTTCGGCTGACGTATGGCTGGTCGAAAAAATCAGATCGGATCGCCAATAGCCTCATCGCAGACAAAACGACGCTCAAAGTGAAGCATGTTTCTGAAGCCGTTCTGAGCCTGGCTTATCGGAACATCATCATCCTGCGCCGGATTGGGCAAACCAGATACATAGGGATTAATACCCACCTGGATAAATGGGCTTACGCCAAGCCGAATTGCACGAAGTGTCCAGCGGCTTTCCCTGCTGCTGAAGTTGTCACATGGGTTATCACCATCCCTGAATTCAGGGATAGCAATTTTACCCCTTCAACCATCCCTGAAAACGGGGATAACCATCCCCAAAAACAGGGAAAGGGATCCCTGAAAACAGGGAACACCAAAGACATTCTTCCAAAGACAAATATAAATACAGATCTAACCCCCTCTAATCCCCCAAGGGGGAAGGTGAAGTTTGACCCGTTGAGTATCCCGGTTCCTGAATGGCTGGATGCTTCGTCCTGGAGCGAGTGGGTCGCCTATCGCCAGCAGTCTGGCAAAGCCATCAAAACCGAGCTGACCGTCACCAAGGCTTTCAGCCTGCTGAAGCAGTGTCTGGACGAAGGTCACGACCCGGTAGCCGTAATCAACGCCAGCATCGCCAACGGGTATCAGGGACTGTTCAAGCCAAAATTCGGCTTGAGCAGCCGCAATGCGGGGCGGGATGTTAATCACATATCCCAGCCAGACAAGAAAATCCCAACGGGTTTCAGGGGGTAGCGATGAAAAGCTTAATCGGAACTGGCAGTGCACTTGAGCGCCTGAAGAAGTTCATTCCGGCCAGCGTACAGCCGAAATTTAACAGCGTCGAAGAGTGGCAGGCATGGCAGGAAGCTGAGGGCCGCAAGCGTTCTGAGGAGATCGACAAGCAGAATCAGCGTGCACGCTCGGAGAAGATTTTTGGTCGTGCTGGCATTCAGGCTCTGCACCGCAGCTGCTCGTTCGCGAACTATCAGGTGTCGAGCCCGGAGCAGCGCCAGGCGTACAGCATGGCGAAGAGCTACGCGCAGAACTTTGGCGGTGGCGGATTCGCGAGCTTCGTCTTCAGCGGCGCGCCGGGAACCGGAAAGAACCACCTGGCGGCTGCGATCGGTAACCACCTGCTGGCTGCTGGTCACTCCGTTCTGGTGGTCACTATCCCCGATCTGATGCTCCGTGTGCGCGAATGCTACGACGACGGCCAGTCCGAATCATCACTGCTAAACGACCTGTGCAACGTGGATCTGCTGGTGCTGGACGAGGTAGGGATTCAGCGCGGCTCGAGCGGTGAGAAGGTGATCATCAACCAGGTCATCGACCGCCGGCTTTCCGCCATGAAGCCAGTAGGCATCCTGAGCAACCTGAATTACGACGAGCTGGTAGCTACCCTCGGCGCGCGGGTCATCGACCGCCTGCGGATGGACTCGGGCGTCTGGGTCAATTTCGACTGGGCCAGCTACCGCGGGAAAGTGTCACACCTGCGTGCCGTGGGTGGCAAGGGGGCAGCAGATGGCAAGTAACAACCTCTGGAAAATCATCCGCGCCATCCAGCACGGCGGTGAGATCACCCCGCGTCAGGTTCGCCGGCTGCTGGGTTGCGACAGCAAAAAGGCCTGTCGCCTGCTGGAGCATCTCGTTTCTGCTGGTGCTGTGAAGAACATCGGCCAGCGCCGCCACCCGGTCTACGTCATGGAGCCGGGCGGGGAGACTCGCATTAAGCCAATGCCGGTGGCGCGCCAGAAACCCAGCATTGCAGACGTATGCCGCCAGAACTGGCAGGGCTATCAGATCCACAAAATTATCGGGAGCGCACGGGCATGAGTGATTCACTGAACAACAAAGAGCTGGTGGCCGTTGGTCATCAGTTTGCGAAGGCGATGAGCACCGACACGCCGATCATCGATATGGCGAAGATTGTGTCGCGCCTGGCCGAACGGCTGGACTGCACCACCGCGGCGCTGCGCGAAATGACGAAGCAGCGGGATGCGCTGGCGGCCGTGCAGCTGCAAGTTGTCAGGAAAGCGCTGGATGAATGCTCCGAGTATCTCGACAGGGACTGCATCATGGAGACGAACGGTATTAGCTACGAAGATGCTGCTCAACGAGAAGTCGGTGCAATGGCTCTTCATGATGCGTTACTTCGCCGGGGTGCAGAATGACTAACTGGCCCCAAAAAGTTGGCGTTTTGCGCACGGCTGGAGGCAAATCAACTGCCAGTATGTTGCACAACGCAGATTGCTTTGACGTTTTCCCGACTATCGCCACCGGGTTGGTAGACCTGGTCTGTGCTGACATCCCTTACGGCACCACGCAATGCCGCTGGGATTCGGTTCTCGACTTATCGCTAATGTGGGAGCAGCTCTATCGCATCGCTAAGCCGACAGCGGCAATTATCCTGTTTTCAGCTCAGCCGTTTACCAGCGTGCTGGTTGCCAGCAACTTACGGCACTGGCGCTCTGAATGGATTTGGGAGAAAGGTAACGCCACAGGCTTCCTGAACGCCAAAAAGCAGCCGCTGCGCGCGCATGAAAATATCGAGGTGTTTTACCGCCGGCAGCCGACGTATAACCCGCAGATGACTGAGGGCCATACCCACAAAACCAGTAAGCGGAAGACTGTTAATTCGGAGTGCTACGGCAAGGCGTTGACCCTGACCGAGTACGATTCGACAAAGCGGTACCCGCGAGACGTTCAGTTCTTCTCGAGCGATAAGCAGACCGGTAATTTTCACCCGACGCAGAAGCCGCTGACGCTGGTGAAATACATCGTCGAAACCTATAGCAATCCAGGTGATGTGGTGCTGGATTTTACGATGGGAAGCGGTACCTGCGGAGTTGCCTGCCAGGAACTCGGGCGACCGTTCATCGGGATCGAGAAGGAGTCAGATATTTTTCAGACCGCATGCCAGCGCATGGGTGTTAAACAGGAGTGTGCAGCATGACGGAAATGCTACTGCGCTACGCCACAAAACGGATCGTCGAACTGGAGAGTTTGCTGCTGGTGGGTAGCTGGTTTTTATTAGTAAAATTATAGGGCCATCATTAAAGCTGGTTCATATTGCCTAAAACTCAATCTTAGCCAACACTTGTACGTATGCATCTGAAAATGGATTGTTGATTTTGAAAATGCTAGAAATTTAGAAATTTTTTGCAAAAGGGATGGATTGGTTAGCTTCAGAGTAAACAAGTCTTGTCGGGCATATCAAATGCCTGATAATCTAGCAAATACAGTCTATAGTAAGGATATGGAAATGCAAATGATAGGTTCGTCAACACAAGTTAATTTTTTCATAAATAAGACTTTATTAAAAGCCGATAACAAAGCAATACTTAAACTAGTGCCCTTTATTGAAGACGGGTTTGTTCCTTCGTTTGGCGAGGAGGTGAATGGTAATGGTGTAAAAAATAAAATATTAAGAATTGAAAAAGAAAGCGAGGGTTTAATCTGTACGATAACCTTTGGAATTCAGGCGATTTCTTTTCAATTTGACTCTTCGGTCACTGAAGTTAAGGCTGAGCTATTTGAAAAAGTGCAAATCTTGGTTAAAAAATTAGTTCTTTTATTCGATAGTGAACTTTCTGAAGTAAATAGAATATCTGTAGTGATTAACCAAGGTTATGAATATAACGCTGATTTTGAGGCTCGGATTCATAATAAATTTTTCAAATCAGAAATCATACCATATGAATGGAATTTCAGACGAGCCTGCGAGACCGAGTTCGAAAATGTGCCGATTTATCATATTTTAGCTGTTACAAAAGGAACTGCTATAATAAACATAAACGGAGCGATAAGTGAAAGAAATACTGTGTTGCTTAGTGTAGATAATAATGTCAATGTTGACATTGCAAGCCAGAAATTTAGACTTGATGATTTGTCTTTTGCTGGCTCACTATTCTCAAAGAGCGTAACTGATTATTATAATTTGTTTGGTGAGTGAGGGTGCTATGAGTAATTTATCTCATGAGTCTTATTTTATTAATTTTTTTAAGACAGATAAACCTTCGACCTCTATTTTTTCGTATCATGAGAAGCAATCAGAAGATGGGGGGGTGGAGTTTTATAAGTTTGATTTATTAAACAATGCGCCGACTATTCAAAATAAAACTAGCGGTAAAACGGAATCTCAACCTTTTTTTACCAAAAATGTTACTGAAAATGTTCAGTTAGAAACGGACAATTTAGTTTCAAAAGTATATTCTTCATTTGTCTTTGATGATATTCAGTTCGGTAATGACTCAAAAACTCAAAAAATGATTGAGGAGTTGGTTCAGGAGTATCATTATGATTTTATTGACAATGTTTTGGTAAGGATTCTTTCGAAACACATAGTTTCTTGTGGGAAACCTGGGCTCATGAGTAAATTTATGATGTTACTTTCTGCTTTTGATGCTAATAATTTCCCTTTAACTAGTAATATGGCAATTACCGCCTTAGCTAGTAAGAAATACAACTCCGTAAAAGAATCGGTTTTGGTTACAATTGAAACTTGGAGGTATAAAGATGCCATTACTCTTTTAGAGGAAATGGAACCCTATACTAGGAAATATCTGGAGGAGTATAAGAGCAAAATCATTGATTTCCTTAAGAGGTGCTAATATGTCTTTCTATATTAGAAAAGTAGACACTTCAAAATGGGAAGATGATCTTCCAGAAACTGATAATTTCTTGGATATGTCAGTTGATGGAATTACAAACTGTTGCAGGACGTTTGAAAATGCTTTGTCTGTATGGAAGACAGAAAGCCAAGATATTTTTAGCGATGAAAATAAGAGATTGATTACCGCAATGGCGATGGCTCTTGATCGCCCAGTTGCAATGACAATTATATTTTTGTCCGATAAGGACATAAATGATTTAGGTCTTGATTTATTAGCAACAAAGGGGCAGACAGCTTTCGCTGAAATGGCTGAGTGCCATAGAGATATTTCAAATCTTACATTAAATAAAATCGGTCATTTGGCATGGAAGATCCATAATAAAGTAAATAATGATGAGGAGATAAAACTGGTTTCCGAAGAGGATTTAATAAAATTTGTTAAATTTTCATTTCCAGAGGTTAGTGAACTGCCAAAGGACAAACAACAGCAAAAAAGATGGAAGGCTTTATACTAGATAATAGTCCCATGAAGTCTTTTGTATGAAAGCACAGCGTGCTGCGTGCGGTAAACTTTAAGGTTGCGGTAGGGTATTGTCTACAAGCAGAAAGATATAATTTTACCGCACACAAAATAAATCTCAAATTCTGAATTGAAACGAGCACTCCCTGCAGTAAGTAGCTTGCGATAGAGTTGCTGACCACAGCCGTTCGCTGAGACGCTGGTGAGAGCAAACCAACCGGAAATGTGCAAGCAGCTGGAGCAGGCTGCATAACCTACCATACAAGCGATATGGGGATTCCCATATCGACAGTCAGGGCCTCTCCATAGGACTTTTTCTCGTCCATCGGAAGCCAGCAGAACTCTACCGCGCCCAGGGTTTCCCGGAATGGTCCATCATCGACCAGGACTACCGCGGCGTGAAGTATGCGAAGGATAAGCAGGTAGCCCGCTGCGGCAACGCCGTGCCGCCGCCGTTCGCTGAAGCGCTGGTGCGGGTAAACCTTCCGGAGATGTGCCAGCAGCAGGGGCAGGCGGCGTGATGTACGACAAATATACTCTCAACCGCTGCGACGCCATGGAGTGGCTTGCGGAGAACTACCCAACCTTCCCGGACAAGATGCCAGATGTCCCGCTAAAGGCTGACTGGTGCAGCGCCAATCTGTTTATGGGGTGGGGCTTTGTTGTCTTACTCGATGGTTCATTGGTATTTGCTGATTGCTTATCACCATGCATCCGGGCGGAAGACATGGCTGGCTTCAAACTTCCTGAGTTGACATAGCTACCATTCAACCGATATGGGAATTCCCATATCCACAGCCAAGGCCTCTCCGGAGGCCTTTTTCTCGACCATCGGCGGCCAGCATAGCGGCCCGAGAGATGCCTGATCGATAATACCGATCGATATCACGATATTGATCTATGAAATCGATCAGATATTAACCACGTCGCGGCAACAAATTATCAACCTGACATGAAGTGTCAGCGTCGCAATATTGCCCCCTAGCGCGGGCCTGGTCCAGGTTTGGTAGGATTGAGGGGTTTCTAATCAGATATTTATCCCTGTGCTTTCTGCCCTGACGAAGTGTTAAAAATAAGCGTCAGTTTTTACACGGAAGTAGCTTAAAAATTTATTCAAATCAATCAGATGAATGGACTTGCGCAGACATGCATTTCATGTGCATACTTAAGCCAAATGGATAATTACTGTTTATATATACAGTATTTTGTTGTATGGTTTAAGTGCTACAGAAAAAATGAATTTGTCTTCCGGCAAACCTATTAGGAAATTTGCGCCATTTGTTATTTTGGCTCTGTGGAGTGGAGTTCTCCCCGCCGGGAGAGGGTATTTGGTGATAGCAAAGTGAGGAGGTCGATGTGAAAGAAAAGCAGGAGCAGGGTGACTGGTACGACATTATCAGGCGTTCAGACGGCAAGCTTATTGGTTCTATGCCGTTTGAAAGCCGATGTCTCGTCTACACCAGGAATGGCATGGTTTCGTGCCGCCCGCTGCTGGAGGATGAAGGGATTTTTAATCTTTCGTCCGGAACCCGTTTTCTTCGCCGCCTCGGCTACCACGTCAATCAACCCTCTGATATTATGATATCAACGGACTGAACACCCGTTGACCTGATGCGCCACGGAGAACACCATGGCGCAGTTACAACTTATCAAGCAATCCTCAGGAATCCTGATCCCGGCCACACCCGAGACCAGCGATTTTCTGCATTCAAAATGTAAGCTCGGCGCCGTGCTGGTGGCCGACTTCAAACAGGTCCGTAACCCGGCCTTCCATCGTCGCTTCTTCGCTCTGCTGAATCTGGGCTTCGAATACTGGGAGCCAACCGGCGGCGCTATCTCATCCAACGAACGCAAGCTGGTGACCGGCTATGCCAAATACCTGGCATCGTTCGGCGGGAGTGAAACCGCGCTGCTGGATGCTGCTGAGCAGTATCTTGAGCGCATCGCCGACAAGCGCACCGGCAGCATCAGCGCCTGCAAGTCCTTCGACGCGTATCGCGCCTGGGTGACCATCGAATCCGGGCATTACGACGCCATCCAGCTGCCTGACGGCACTCTCCGGAAACATCCCCGCAGTATCGCTTTCGCAAACATGGACGAGACCGAGTTTCAGCAGCTCTACAAAGCCGCGCTCGATGTCCTGTGGCGCTGGATATTGTCGCGTGCATTCAGGGACCAGCGCGAGGCCGAGAACGCCGCCGCGCAGCTGCTGAACTTCGGAGGCTGACCAGATGGCGAAATCATGGTTCCACTACACCGAATGCACAACCGAGCAGGCCGATGAGCTTCAACGGCAGTACCAGCGTCGGGGCGTAGCCGTAACGCGCAGCCTGAATCGCGATTACCTCACATGGACCGTTAGCGTTGAGCGGCAGGAGGTGAAATACCTCGAGCCCACGCCGCGGACATTCCGCCAAAAGGTCTGGGGGTGAGCATGGCTAAGAAACCCCGCCGCAAGTGCGCCAACCAGAGCTGCCGTGAGTGGTTCCACCCGGCTCGTGACGGCCAGGTGGTCTGCTGCTACGAATGCGCCACCGCCGTTGCCAAAGCGCAGACCGCGAAGAACCGGGCCGAGGCTCAGCGTGCTGAGGAAAAGCGCCAGCGTGAAGAGGAGAAGGCCGGGCGTCAGCGCCGCCGGGAGAAGCGTATAGCACTGAAAACAAAAACGCAGTGGAAGAATGAGGCTCAGACCGCGTTTAACCGCTACGTACGTCTGCGCGATGCCGGAAGGCCGTGCATCAGCTGTGGCCGCCTCCCTGCTCAGAAATATGGTGGAACTATGGACTGTGGGCATTACCGCACCCGTGGTGCTGCCGCGCACCTGGCGTTCAATCTGCACAATACCGCAGCTCAGTGTGTGCAATGCAACCGTGACCGTTCTGGTGCCCAGAAAGCGTTTGAGCAGGGGCTGATAGAGCGGATCGGATCGGAGAAGGTCGAAGCGCTCAACAACAATAACGCCGTCCGCAAGTTCGATATCCCGTATTTGCAACGCATCAAATTTATTTTCACCCGTAAAACCCGCGCGCTGGAGAAGCGCCGCGCCCGTCATCAGGAGGCAGCATGAAAATCACATATAGCGACGAAGGTACCCATGCCCGCATCTGGCTGACCGGTCCTTTCTGGCAATTAGGCATGGCCCGGCGCGTTGCTGATGCTGGCCTTATGGCTTCTCCAGTAAATTCGTGGGAATCAAAAGGGCTGACTTTCCAGATAACGCTCTACGGGAAGAGCGCTTATGTGCTTCGGGCCTATAAAGCGATAGCCAGGGTGGACGCATGAAACCAGAACTGATCGAATCGATTCGCATGCGCTGGCTGCGCCTCCGCATTTATCGCCGCCCGGGTACGGTGCTGGTGGACTACAGAATTTTACGCAATTTCATTCGCATTTATCAGATGGCAGGAGCCGCAGTATGAACCTCGAAAACACCGTGAAATACCACTTCGCAAAGTCCACGATGATCAGCGACTCCCCACGCGCCACAGCATCAGATTCACTGACCGGCACGGATATCATGGCTGCCATGGGCATGACGCAGGAACGCGCTGCCATGGGTTACAGCGCCTTCCTCGGAAAGATGGGGATCAGCAATAACGACCGGGAGCGGGCGATCGCGCTGCTGGCTGAATACGCGCTTACCAAATGCGACAAGGTGGCCGCACTGCGCAAACTGGAAGCCGGAGTTAAGCCACTGGTGATGCGCCAGCTGGCCGCGTTCGCCTTTGAGGACTATTCGCGCAGCGCAGCCAGCGTGAAGCGATGCGATTGCTGCGCGGGGCAGGGATTCATTGAGGCTGACGTTTTCACGATGAAATCGCACTACACCATGAGGCTCCCACAGTGGGCCAAAGATCTTAAGCAGTCGCCGAGTGATTTCGAGGTTAAGCGCCAGGTGAAAGAGGTTGTACGGATGCTGTGCTCGACCTGCAAGGGGAAGAAGGTTATCAGCTGTGCCTGTAACGACTGCCGGGGGCGCGGCACAGCCGTAAACCAGAAAGAAACGAAGAAGCAGGGCGTACCGGTGTTTGGCACCTGCAAGCGCTGCAGCGGGCGTGGTTATGAGCGGATTCCTTCAACTGAGGCATATGCGGCTATTTGCCGGCTCACTGATGCGATCACTGTCGCCACCTGGGAAAAGTCGGTTAAGGCATTCTACGATCAGCTGATCACGAAATTTGATATCGAAGAGGCTTGGGCAGAGGCGCAGCTGAAACAGATAACGCGATAGCGCTCACGGAAATAGCTTACGTTTCAAGCGTGAGCTATTTACTTTTCCGGAATCTGTGTTAATTTCGTTCCAACGATGGATTACTGCCTTCGTTTCAAGCCCTGCGGTTAACCCCGTGGGGCTTTTTGCTTTTCTGAATGTCAGTAAACTAACGAAATAAAGTTTCACGATAATAGGTGTTCATGTATAAGCTGTGCCTGTGGTGAATCCCCCTATGCGGCGGGGCGACTAGACAGGGCAGGTGAATGACGCGGTTCTGTGGTCTGGCACAGAGTCACTGGGAGGCACCCAGCACCACACTCCATAATGAAATTCTTTGCACGGCCTTGAGATATCGTAAAATGTCGTCTCGATGAGTTCTATCATAGCTTGCAGAGGGCAGTAAGTATGAAAGAAGGCTTTTACTGGATACAGCACAACAGCAGGGTACAGGTTGCCTACTACACCAACGGCGAAACCGAAGACCTTGAAACGGGCCGGACCATAACCGGTGTCTGGCACCTGACGCAGGGAGATGACATTTGCAACAATGGCGAAGCAGAAGTAATCAGTGGACCGCTACCACTACCACTATGAGCACTGATAGCTAATTCCCAATTAACTGTTATCTATAACATCCCGCGCCACTGGCCTCGTCGCCAAGGGACGGCGGTAAGTTGGAATTATCCGCGAGGTCAGGCTAATCAGCTAATCACTTTAAGCCTCGGCATTTAGCCGGGGCTTTTCTATTTCAGGCTCCCGGAAACACCCATCAATCGTCTTGTCGTTGATTCATCCGGAGAGCCTGATCCCTTACCAAAAAGCACCCGCATCTCAGCGAGGTGAGAGAAATGTCCCGTATGAGCAAACTTGTCACCGGAGTCGCCCTCGGCACCTCAGGAGGAACCATCCTGAACGGCGTCCTCACAAAACTGAGCCCTGACGAATGGAGCGCCATCGGCGTACTGGCTGGTATTGCCGGGATAGTCATTACCGGGCTCATTAACTGGTATTTCAAACGCAAGGTCGCCAATGCACAGGTAAAGGCGCTTGAGAAGTACGGCCCTGCAGTCAAAGTCGGAGGTGATTAAATGCCAATGACCAGTAGCCTGCGTAACAAACTCATCGCCGCTGCTGGTGGCGGTGCCATGCTGATCGCTTCGCTGTTTCTCGGTGGGCAGGATGGAGTAGAAGGGCGGAAGCACGAAGCTTATAAAGATGTTGCCGGGGTGTGGACTGTTTGCGACGGCCACACGGGCCGGGATATCGTGAGAGGGAAGAAATATACCGATCACGAATGTGACCAGCTGTTATGGAAAGACCTCCAGCCAGCCAAGCGTACGGTAGACAATCTGGTTAAGGCCCCGCTGGGCGAATATCAGCGCGCTGCACTTTACAGCTTTGTCTTTAACGTTGGTTCAGACGCGTTCTCGAAGTCCACGCTGCTACGCAAGCTAAACAAAGGAGATCACGATGGAGCCTGCGAAGAAATGCGTCGCTGGGTTTACGCTGGTGGCATGAAGTGGAAAGGCCTCCAGAACCGGCGAGAGATGGAGCGCTCGATGTGCCTGGCGGAGAGCAAACATGACCTTTAGCCTTCGAGCGGTCCTGCTGGTCGCTCTCGTGGTCACGCTGCTTGCTATTGGCTATGGCGAGCTACGTTACCGGAGTGGCTGGTATGCTCACGCCGACCACATTAACGCACTGGCCGTCGATAATCGAGCTAAAGCAGAAAAGGCTATTCAGGATGTCGAGCTGAAGGCCGCTCAGGCCAGCGACGAAGGCCGGATCATCTACCGAACTATAACCCGCGACGTGGTGAAATATGTCCAGGATCCGAATCGTACCGTTTGTGATTTTGATGATGAGTCTGTCCGGCTGCGGCAACAGGCTATCGACGCTGCCAACTCCATCAGCGGATTTGATGCAGGACCCGTGCAAGGGAAGTGATGCTGGCACCAACAGTGACGAAGATCTGCAGGCTGATGTTGAAACTGCCCAATGCCTGCGCCAGCTACGGCTCAACACGTATCGCTGGCAGGCCTGGTATAGCGCGTTACTTAAAGTGAATGCCGGGTAGTTATCACCACCCGGCCTGTGCTTACTACTGCAGTTCCTTATCTTTTAACTGTTCAACGTAAAAATCATAACGTTTAAGGAACCACAGCCGGCAGTCTTCATCCATGTTGCCGGTTATTGCATCCGTGCACAGATGTCGGCCGTGCAAGCGCATCCGGGCAAAGCTACTGGCAAGAAAATCTAAATCCCGGGAAGACACGACACCCTTCTCACTAACTAACTGCATACATTCCTCCTCTGTTAGACCAACAAAAAGAAAAATGCGACTGTTGTAAGTATGGCTCAAATATCCGTACACGCGATCATTCCGGCCGCTGAGGCAGGCCTGAAGCCGTCACCAGTCAACTTACTGGCCTGTAAGCGTATAACAAATCATGTCAGGCGAACTGTCACAAGGAGCAAGGCAAATGAATCCGTAAGGCAGACAGACCGCAGCCGCCGAGGGCGGCAATTGCAGGGTCATGACCTGCACCCGAGTCTCCATGTAGAGAGCCAGCTTTGCATCTGATGAGGGTTAATAAATAAGAAGCGCCGGGGCCAGTCACGCACTGGTTATAGCCAAAGGGGAGCAGAGACGAACCGGGGTAATGAACTCAAGGGCATGAGCGTGTTCATTCCGGGAAGTGGCAGCCATTGCAAAGCTCATCTGCTTGTGGGCGTGAAAATGGCAAAAAAAATGCCCCCTGGAGAGAGGGCAATACATGCTATTAACAGACTTTTATGTTGAGTGTTCTCATGTGGGTCATGATACAGCTCCATGTTTTCCCTGGTGTAGGTAGGAGCCTTCGCAGGGATATTGACTATGGCACATAATGCTGAGTTAACAAGCGAACTGGCAAACACCAGAACGTTTCCTGGTGATTGCTGGTGGGTTGATGATTGTGAGCCAACCGCGACTTAACCATAAATAGAACCTCATCCCTGAGGCTCTGACACAGTCTCTCCTCTGGACTTTAAGCATAGAAAACTATCACAGCCTCGTATTGCGGGGCTTTTTTATTACCATCATCATGGGTAGACCCATCGTAATGGCTATAACGGATAAAACGTAGTTAAGCCCTTTAGGGGATAAATGGAGTGACCAATGGCAAAACCGGACTGGGGGGCGCTGCAACACCAGTTCCTCGCCGAGCATGCCAAAACAGGTATATCGCCTAAAGACTGGTGCGAAGCGCAGGGGCTGAACTACGCGACCGCACGTCGACATATCAAAAAGCCTTCTGCGCAAAGTGCGCAGAAACCTGCGCATAAGAAATTGCGCACTGCGCAGAAAGAGAAGTGCGCAGAAGAGCTGGTGGATGATGACGGCTTGACGGCCCAGCAAAGACTTTTCGTTGCCGAATACCTCAAGGATGGTAATGCCACGCAGGCAGCTATCCGGGCGGGGTACAGCAAAAAGACAGCTGAGCAAATCGGTCATCAGCTACTTAAGAAAACTTCAGTTGCGCAGGCCATTGCGCAGCAGCAGAAAGCGTCCATTGCGCGCACTCTCGGCAGCGCCGATGAAGTCCTCGCGCAGATGTGGCAACTCGCTACCTTCGATGCAAACCAGCTTTCGCAGTATCGCCGCGGCGCCTGCCGCTATTGCTGGGGCTTCGGTCATCACTACCAATGGCGCGACGCTGTTGAGTTCGATGAGGCTATCGCAAAGGTTGAAGGCAACGAGCGCGCAAAAATCCCGGAAGACCCTGGCGGTTATGGCTATGACCACAATCGCGAGCCTAACCCTGACTGCCCACGCTGCAATGGCGACGGAATAGGGCAGCCATACTTCGCTGACACCCGAAAACTTCCCCCTGATGCGGCCCTGGCTTACTCCGGTGTGAAGCTGGGTAAGAATGGCGTAGAGATAACGGCCATAAGCCGCGAACGCATGTATGAAGCTGTTATGAAGCGCCTGGGACTGGCTGACAGCGAGTTTGCGCAGCGGCTACAGCAAATTGAAATTGAGCGCCGGCAGCTGGAGGTGGAGAAACTGCGGAAAGAGCTGGCAGCCGATCCTGATGATGATGTCCCGGCACCAGTTGCAATCAACATTAACGTGGTAGACGCGAGGGTTCGTGATGATAGCGCCGACGCTTAATGTCCCCCAGGCGCGTTTCCTCGCTATGCCGCATAAGTTTAAGGCCTATGTTGCCGGGTTCGGTTCCGGTAAGACGTGGGTTGGCTGCGGTGGCATCTGCAAGGGAATGTGGGAGTTCCCCAAAATCAACCAGGGCTACTTCGCGCCGACCTATCCTCAGATCCGTGACATCTTCTACCCGACAGTTGAAGAGGTGGCGTTCGACTGGGGGATGAACGTCAAAATCAATGAGGGGAACAAAGAGGTTCACTTTTACGCCGGACGCCAGTATCGCGGCACGACGATATGCCGCTCGATGGAGAAACCAGGTTCTATTGTCGGTTTTAAAATCGGCAACGCGATGGTTGACGAGCTGGACGTTATGGCTGCCGCTAAAGCTCAGCAGGCATGGCGAAAAATCATCGCCCGTATGCGTTACAAGGTGGACGGCTTGCGCAATGGCATCGATGTCACCACCACGCCGGAAGGTTTTAAGTTCGTCTACCAGCAGTTTGTTAAAGCTGTGCGCGATAAACCTGAACTGGCGACGCTGTATGGCCTGATACAGGCCTCAACGTTCGATAATGAAGCGAACCTTCCCCACGACTACATTCCATCGCTGATGGACTCCTATCCACCAGAGCTGATTAAGGCTTATTTGCGTGGGAAGTTTACCAACCTGACCAGCGGCACCATCTATCACCAGTTCGATCGCCAGCTTAATGGCTGCACCGATGAGGAGCAGGCAGGCGAACCGCTGTATATCGGCATGGACTTCAACGTTGGCAAGATGGCAGCCATAGTGCATGTGCTACGCGAAGGGGAGCCACGTGCTGTTCGTGAGCTGGTGAAGGTCTACGATACCCCGGCGATGATTAAGCGCATCCAGGAGGATTTCTGGCGCTATGAGGGTGGGCGCTATGTCGCCTCGCGTCAGATTTACATTTATCCCGATGCCTCCGGTGATTCGCGCAAATCGAACAATGCCAGCGCCACGGATATCGCGCAGCTTAAACAGGCCGGATTCAGTGTGGTGGTGAATGCTGCCAACCCACCGGTGAAGGATCGCATTAACTCCATGAATGCCATGTTCTGCAACGGTAACGGCGAGCGCCGCTACAAAGTTAACGTGACCCGCTGCCCGGTATACACCGATAGCCTGGAGCAGCAGGTGTGGGCGGCGAACGGAGAGCCGGATAAGTCCGCTGATAACGACCACCCCAATGATGCTGGTGGGTATTACATCGTGAAGCAATTCCCGATCATCAAACCAACTGGCAAAGTCACCAAACTACGGATGTAACTCCATGCCTGATATTTCAACACCCAATCTGGACTATGGGAACATGGTGCAGGCGTGGGACATTAACGACGCTCTGATGGGCGGCACGCTGTACATGCGACAGCTCGGTGAGGCTTATCTGCCGCGCTGGCCGAAAGAAGACAAAGAGGATTACAAAAAGCGCCTGGCTGTGGCCACGCTTCTTCCTGCCTACGAAGAGACCATCAACCAGAACGTTGGGCGCGTGTTCGCTGAGCCGATCCAACTGGGCGAGAACGTCCCGGATGCGCTGCGCGAATTTGCGAGGAACGTGGATCTTGAAGGTAGTCGCCTCGATGTCTGGGCGCAGGCGTTCTTCAGCCTGGCGATGCAGTATGGCCTGTCCCATGCGCTGGTGGATTATCCCCGGGTGGACGCTGAACAGGTGAAAACCAAAGCCGACGAGAAAGCCACTGGCGCACGCCCTTACGTCACGATGCTGAATCCCCGCCAGGTGATCGGCTGGAAGTCGAAGATGACCGGCGGCAAGGTTGCGCTCACCGAGCTGCGCATCAAAGAGGTGGTGGTCGAGGACGGTGACGACTTTGGGCAGACTAAGGTTGAGCAGATTCGACTACTGACGCCTGGGCAGGTGCAGATTTACCGCAAGGCTACTGGTGCCGATGGACAGGTGAACTGGGCGCTGCATGAAGAGTGGCAGACCTCCCGCCGAGATATCACCCTGGTCACGCTCTACACCAAACGCACCGGCTTTATGTGCGGCTCACCGCCGCTGCTCAATATGGCGCTGCTGAACGTTAAGCATTGGCAGAGCCAGAGCGAGCAGGACAACATCCTGCACGTTGCGCGCGTGCCGATCCTCACCGTATTCGGGCTCGAGGAAGGGCAGGAGTTGGTGATTGGTTCCTCTTCGGCAGCAAGCTTTAACGATCGGCAGAAACAGGGGCTCGAATACGTCGAGCATACCGGTTCCTCTATTGGCGCTGGTAAAGAGTCGCTGGCTGAGCTGGTGGAACAGATGCGCCAGGCGGGCGCAAAGCTGCTGCGCACCGATAACACCTCGACCAAGTCTGTTGACCAGACCTCTGAAGAGAAGATGCAGGAGCAGTCCCCACTCTACACCATGGCAACCAGCCTGGAAGACGCGATCGACAACATCCTGCAAATTATGGCTGAGTACATCGGCGAGAAGGAGGGCGGCAACGTTGACGTGCGCACCGAACTGGATGTCGAGTCGAAAGAGTTCAACCCGCCGGCGGCATTGGCTATTCAGTCTCTGCGCCAGGGCGGTGACCTTCGCCGTATCGATGCCATTAAGGCGCTGCAGAAGCTCAACCTGATTGACCCAGATGCCGACCCGGACAAAGTGCTGAGCGAATTACTAACCGAGTCAGCCTCACTAACAGAACCGCCGCCGGAAGAGGTGTGATATGGCCCGGTCCGTTAACGATCGCCTGCAGGACGAGACGATCGCGCATGGCCTGTATGTGACCCGCTATGGTAATGGCGTCGCCCGGCGCATGGTGGCGTTGCTGAGTAAGATGGATAATGACCTGGCGGCCAGGCTGCTGGTGCTGCTGGATGGCAAGCGCGCGGACACCTTCAGTGCCCGCCGCCTGGCTTCGCTGCTGGCTGGTGTACGCGACCTGAATCAACAGGCCTATGAACCAGTTAACGATGCGCTGGCGCGGGAACTGACGCGCTACGTTGAGTATGAAGCCGGGTATCAGTTGGACCTGTTCAACAGCATCATCCCTGAGCAGATATTGAAACACGTTCCGCTGCAAAGCATCGCACCCGAGCAGGTTTATGCAGCAGCAGTGGCGCAGCCGTTCCAGGGGCGCCTGCTAAAAGAGTGGGGCCAGAAGCTTGAAGCCGACCGGCTGGACAAAATCACCAACGCTGTACGCTCCGGTTTCCTCCAGGGCGAAACGGTAGAGCAGATTGTCCGGCGCGTTGCCGGCACCCCGAAACTCAACCGTGAAGATGGTGTGATTAACGCCTCCAGGCTCGACCTGGCTGTAGTGACCCGCACCGCAGTAAATCATATGGCCGCCACGGCGCGCCAGGAGTTCGCTCAGGCCAACAGCGATATCGTGAAGGCCAAGCAGTGGTCCTCCACACTGGACACGCATACCAGCCAGTGGTGCATCATTCGTGACCGTAAACTCTACACGCTCGACGGTAAGCCGTTGGGGCATGTGGTTCCGTATCTGCGCGGCCCCGGCAAAATCCACTTCTGCTGTCGCTCCGGCGAAATCCTGATCACGAAATCGTGGGAGGAGTTGCAGATATCCTCTGGTGAGCTGAGCAGCGCTACGCGCGCCTCGATGGACGGGCAGGTGCCAGCGCATACCAGCTATGCCGACTGGCTTACCCGGCAACCGTACGCGCGGCAGGAGCAGGTGCTGGGCGTCACCCGCGCCATGATGCTACGTGACGGAAAAATTACCGTGCCGGAGATGTTCAACGATGCCGGGGAGTTTCTTACCCTGGACGAACTGCGCCGCGTGGATGCGTCGGCGTTTGAGGAGTAGGGTATGCGCAACGACGATTTTCACCATGTGGATGATGGCCGCGGTAAGCGCCGAGTGTTCGTTAACGGCAACGAGGTCAAACGCTGCATATGGGTGGATGTTAAGCGAGGGATCGCATGCTTCTACCCATACCCTTTTAGGGTACACAAGCGAAAGCGGGATGAAGTCTATACCCGCAAACTGCGCGGCGTAATAACCGTCGAATTTATCTAACAGGCTGCCTTCGGGCAGCTTTTTTTATGCCTGCCGCTGAGCGGATGCGACGCGGTGACCGGGTCGGATGACCTTTTACCAATGGCCGGAAGGCTGGAGCAAAATAATGAAACTTAAACTTGATGCTAACGGCAATGTGGTCGTTGAAAACGGTATGCCTGTATACGTCCATGACGACGGCAAAGAGATCCCGTTCGACGCAGTTGCAGCGATGACCAAAATCACCTCCCTGAACGGTGAAGCCAAAACTCACCGCGAGGCGAAGGAGGCGGCGGAAGCCAGTCTCGCGAAATTCGCTGGCATCTCTGACCCGACCAAGGCGCTTGAAGCCCTGGATATGATGACCAAAATCGACCAGAAAAAACTGATTGACGCGGGCGCTGTTGACCAGGTTAAGGCTGAGATCACCAAGGTATTCCAGCAGCAGCTGGATGAGGCGAACGGCAAGACTAAGGAGCTGGAAACCCAACTCTACGACGAGATGATCGGCGGCCGCTTCGGTGGCTCCCAATTTATCTCCGAGAAGATGGCGATCCCGACTGATTTCGTGCGTTCCTACTTTGGGCAGAACTTCAAAATCGAAGGCGGCAAGGTCGTGGCTTACGACGGCCAGGGCAATAAGGTGTTCTCCCGTACCAAGCCCGGTGAGCTGGCCAGCTTCGATGAAGCGCTGGAATCTCTGGTTGAGTCGCATCCGCAGAAAGACTACATCCTCAAAGCATCCGGCAACAGCGGCGGTGGCTCACATCAGTCGCAGCATCAGGCCGGGCAAAAAACCATGAAACGCGGTGCGTTTGACTCCCTGGATGACGCTGGCAAGCAGTCAGCGCTGAAAGATGGCGTCAGCATCGTAGATTAATTTGAAAGGAGCCATAAATGGCAGGCAATACCCTCACTGGTCTGATCCCGACCATCTATACCGCGCTGGATGTAGTATCCCGCGAGCAAACCGGCTTTATCCCTGCAGTTTCACGTAATGCAAAAGCAGATGCGGCCGCCAAAGATCAGGTAGTTCGCGCACCGGTTGCGCCGCCGACTAAAACCGAAGACATCACGCCCGGAGCTTCTGCGCCTAACACTGGTGAGCAGACTATTACCGGCGTGGATGTCACTATCACCAAATCCAAAATGGCCCCGGTCAAATGGAACGGTGAAGAGCAACTGGCTCTCGGCCCGTCAGGTACCTACAACACTATTCTGGCCGCGCAGTTCCAGCAGGCATTCCGTGCGCTGGCGAACGAAGTGGATGCGGACCTAGCCGCGCTGTACTTCAACTCTTCTCGTGCGGTTGGGGCTCCCAAAGACACTCCGTTCAGCATCAAAGATGATCTGACCGATGCTGCCCTGGCACGCCAAATCCTGACCGACAATGGTGCGCCAACCACTGATCTGCGCATGGTGCTGGGCGGCGAAGCGATGGCATCTATTCGCGGCAAGCAGTCCGTACTGTTCAAAACGAACGAAGCAGGCACCGACCAGCTGCTGCGTGAAGGTGTCATCGGTAAAATCATGGGCTTCAATCTCCATGAGTCCTTCAGCATTAAGCGCACCGCGAAGAGCACCGCAGCGGGCTATAAGGTCAACGGTGACAAGAAAGAAGGTGACATCATCGTTGCCATCTCTGCTGGTACCGGTGGGATCGCGGCTGGTACCGCGGTGAAATTCGCCGGGGACGATAACCAGTATCTCGTTGTTGCTGCCACATCCTCCACTATCACCATCAGCGCACCGGGTCTGCGTCAGGACCTCGCTGACCAGACTGCTGTCACTGTGCTGAGTGAATTTGCGCCGAACATGGCGTTTGATCGTGGGGCATTCCTGCTGGCCAGCCGTACTCCGGCAATGCCGGAGGGTGGTGATACTGCTGATGACGTCATGAACGTGACTGACCCGAAATCCGGCATCACCTTCCAGGTTGCGCTGTACCGCCAGTACCGTCAGGTACGCTACGAAGTTGGTCTGGCGTGGGGGGTGGCTGCTGTGGCACCACGCCACTCCGCGATCATCATGGGTTAACCGCAGGGGCTTCGGCCCCTTTGCTTTTCAGGAGGCCCAATGGCCGGATTAACCAAAGAGCAGCGCGCTCAGCGTGAGGCTGAAAAGCTTGCGGCTCAGCAGGCCGCTGATCAAACTTCTGCCCAGCAGGACCAGCAGCAGGACCAGCAGCAGGACCAGCAGCAGGACCAGCAGCAGGACCAGCAGCAGGACCAGCAGCAGGACCAGCAGCAGGACCAGCAGCAGGACCAGACTGGTATTGAGCTGGTGGCCATGGTGCGTGACGAGCCAGAGTTCCCCGGCGGCCCGCTGAGCGCTGAGGTTCACCCCGACGAAGTGGATAACTGGCTGGCGCTGGACTGGCGTCTGGAGGAGTAAGCATGCTGGTTGCCGATCCCCACGTTCCAGGCTTCAACAGTTACGCCAGCGTTGCTGACCTGCGAGCTTTCGCTGCCGGACGCGGTTACACCGTTCCTGCCGATGATGGCGAATGCGGCCAGTTGCTGGTGCAGGCGATGGACTATCTGGAAGGGCAGCAATGGCGTGGACAGCGCTCCAACGCAACTCAGCCGTTGTCTTGGCCGCGCTCGGGCGTACGCTTTGATGGCGTAGACCTCCCGGATGACACCATCCCGCAGCGCCTGGTTGATGCTCAGTGCCGCCTGGCTATCGAATCGCAGGAGATTGATCTCACGCCGTCGGTCGCTGGTGGTGGCGCGGTGGTTATGGAACGTGTTGAGGGCGCGGTAACGGTCCAGTACGAACCGGGCACGAACAAGGCTGCGCCGTCGTTCCCCTGGTTCTACTCCTCATTGCGCGGGCTGGCGGTCGGCGGCAATCAAATCCGCATCCAAAGGGGGTGAAATGCCAATCGACTATCGACGCATGCGCGCGACGGCGACCCGGCTGCTAACCGAGAACGGGAAGGCCTACCAGCTTACCCGCGGCGGCGGCACCGTCCGTGACCAGTTCGGGAAAGAAGTCATCACCCCGGCCATTACCGCGACCGTAACCGGTGTTATCACCGAATACTCCGCCCGCGAAATTGATGGTTCTCTGATCACCACCGGCGATAAGAAGCTGGCGGCCACATTCGAAATAGAGGTGCGCATTGATGACCGTATTGAAATCGACGGCAAGAAATGGCGCGTGGTGCAGCCGAATCCGGTTAAGCCTGCCGATGTGCTGATCTCCTACAACATCCAGCTGAGGGCGTAACTATGGCCAACTCTGCTAATCAGCCGTTCCTGGCTGCCATTCAGTTGTTCGTGGATAGCTCGAAGCAGGAGATGGACGAGGTAGTGCGCCGGACGGGTATCAAAATCCTGGCTCGGTTGGTGGATATGTCTCCGATTGGTAACCCCGATATATGGGAAGTGAATCAGACCGCGGTAGCCTATAACGCTGCGGTACGTGACCATAATGCTGCACTTCGTAATGACCCGGCAAACCTCACAAAGGCGGGATATCTGAAGCGTGGTCGAGCAGTTAACGACTCTATGGACATCAAAAAGCCTGAGAACTATATCGGTGGTCGTTTTAAGAACAACTGGTATGTTGGGCTTGATAGCCAGCCAACAGAGTCGAACGATACCCCAGACGCTTCCGGCCAGGGATCTAACTCTCGCGGGATGGCGGTGCTTGAGGTGTTTAGAGTGGGGCAGGTCAGCTCGATTTACTTCACCAATAACATGCCTTACGCCAGAGCCCTGGAAGAGGGCCATTCTGGACAGGCGCCGGGCGGCATGGTGCGAGTTACTGTGCTGGATGCCGCCCAGTACTTCCGTGAGGCAATGAGCGAGGTGCGCAATGGACGGTGACCAGTCAATGCGGATCGCTGACCTGCTGGAAGGTCGTATCGCGGTTATCTGCTCCTCGCTCGGGCTGCCAGTGGCCTGGCCGAACATCGCGTTTACTCCCCCGGATAATGCACCTTACGGGCGTGTCTATGTTCTGCCGGCTCAAACCGTGGGGCAGGACCTGGAAGGCCAGCTGCGTACGTACCAGGGCATTCTGCAGCTCAACATCATCGCTCCTGCCGGTAGTGGCGTGGCTCAGGCCAGAGGACTGGCAAAGTCTGTCACTGACGCCTTCCCCGAAGGGCTGCCGCTGGTGGATGGTGACCTGACCGTGTACATCAACGGGCCGCCTCAGGTGCGCACGCCGATACAGGATCGCCCATCGTCAGCACCAAACGGCAGTAGCGGCTCCATCACCTACACCACCCCCGTCAGCATGCAGTACCGCGCTGATTACTGACCCGCCGCCTGGCGGGTTTTTTATTACGTCAATTCAGGAGAATGCAATGGCATTCGCAATCCCTAACGGGTCACGTGTGAACGTGGCCAAGGCCTATCTTGCGCCGATTGTCTTCACTGCAGCCTCCAACGCGACAGAATGCGAACTGACCGTTGCCTCTGCTGCCGGGATCCTTGCGGGCGATGTCGTCCAGGTAAGCTCTGGCTGGCTTAAGCTCGATAACATGGTGCTGCGCGTTAAATCGGTGACCGGTACCAAAATCGTGCTGGAAGCGTTCGATACGACCAATACCGCAAAATTCCCGGCTGGCACCGGCGCGGGTACGCTGCGCAAAGTCGACTCATGGATCACCATGCCGCAGGTTATGACGCTGTCCACTGAGGGTGGTGACCAGCAGACCATCGCTATCCAGTTCCTGGAAGATGATAAGGCCCGTACTATCCCGACGTTTAAAAACGCAGTGGTTCAGGTTTACACCTTCGCGCATGACCCGCAACTGGCGATCTACAAACGCCTAAGCGACCTGGACGAATCCAGCGACACTACAGCGGTCTGGTTCCATAACCCGCGCGGGAAAGCAGATCGCTTTTACTCTGCAAAAGTGTCATTCCAGAAGGTGCCTCGTACCGAAATCAACGCGGTGGAAAGCAACGAAGCGCGCATGAACTTCGAATCGGATATGCAGATTTACCCGATCGCCGATGCCTCCGCTGTGCCGCTGGCGTTCCTGACCAACCTGCCAGCCACCAAAATCCTCGCAGTTGGCGCTGCATTGGATCTGGCTGTGGTTATGCAGGGCGGCTCCGCACCTTACACCTACGTGTGGAAGAAGGGCAGCACCGCCATCCCTGGCAAAACAGCTTCGACGTTCAACATCGCATCTGTCGCGTCCAGTGACGCTGGCGTCTACATCTGCGAAGTCACCGACGCTGCAGGCAAGACGCTCACTTCTGCTGCATGCACTGTCACCGTCAGCTAACCATTCATGCCCGGTTCGCCGGGCTATTCTGAGATGAATCAATGACTCAATTCTCCCTGATCCCAAACCCAACGTTCTCCGCTACCGCCAGTATCCCGCGCGCTGGTGCCGAAGACGGCAAACTGACATTCACTTTCCGCCATAAGACGCTGGAAGAGCTGCGCGCTTTGGACGAGCAACTGCAAAAAAAGGCCGATGGCAAAAAAGCCCCTATCGCGCCGCAGGCTGACTATCTGATGGAAATCGTCGAAGGCTGGGCGCTGCCGGATGAGTTCACCCGCGATAACGTGATCGTCCTCCTGCAGAACTATCCGCGCGCGTTCGACAGCATCGGTCTGGCCTACACCAAAGAGCTGATGGGTATCCGCGAAAAAAACTGAGGCAGGTCGCCGCAGCGATGTATACACCGGGACCGACACTCGCGGAGTTAGCCGCTTTTGGTTTAACGCCTGAGGACGTGGAGGAAGAGGTGGGGATCCTGCCATCTATATGGGAGGCCTTTACCGTCTTCTCCACGCTGGCGACCCAATGGCGTGTCGGTGCGAGCGGTGCGACCGGTCTTGATTACAACGTTCTCCCTTGGGTGTTTCAGTTGCACGGGGTTGAGGATGCGGCGGCCTGCATGGCTGATATTCGAATCATGGAAAGCGAGGCTCTCAAAGTGATGCATAAGGAGACGGCCTGATGAGTGACCAAATCGCCTCGATCACATTGCGTGCTGACGTATCCGATCTGAAAACAGCCAGCAATGAACTGGATAAACTCGGTGAAGCCGCGGCGGGAGCCGTAGGTAAAGCCGATGACCTTAACAGCGTATTCCGCGCTGGAGCTGAGTCTGCGAAGCAGGGCAGTGAAGGTATCAAAGAACAGCAGGCTGCGCTCAAAGGCCTGCTGGAGAATATCGACCCGGTAAACAAGGCGCTGAACCGCCTGGATGAACAGCAGGCTGCACTGCGTAACTTCCAGACCAAAGGCTTTCTAGATAGCGACGATTTTCAGCACTACAACAAGATCCTTGACGACACGCGGCTTAAGCTGACGGATATCGGCGAAGCGGCAGCAAGGGCGCAAGCCGAACTGGCCGCGACCCAGGCTGCTGAAAAGCAATCTGCCGCACTGAAGAACCTGCTGGGCTCCATCGACCCGACGATCCGCGCGTTCAACTCTCTGGATGAGCAACACGCGCAGCTGGTGGCACATTTCGAATCAGGGCGCATCAACGGTGCTCAGTTTGAGCACTTCAACACCATCCTTAACCAGACGCGTGAGCGGCTGTCATCTGTCGCCAGTGCGCTACCTGATGCCCTGTCGAGACAGGAGATCGCAGCTCAGCGTGCGGGTATCTCAGTGGGCCAGTACAGCGCGGCAATGCGCACGCTTCCGGCACAGTTCACGGATATCGCCACGCAGCTGGCAGGTGGGCAATCACCGTTCCTGATTCTGCTCCAGCAGGGCGGCCAGATAAAAGACCAGTTTGGCGGGGTTAAAGGTGCCTTAACTGGTGTTGGTGACTACCTGCGAACAATGGGTAGCTTCGTTACCCCTCTAACTGTTGGGATAGCTTCGCTTGTCGTGGGCTTGGGGGCAATGGCGACCGCGTGGTACCAGGGCAGCCAGGAGGCGAGTGAATTTAATCGGCAGTTACTGCTGACCGGGAACTACACCGGAAAAACATCCGCCGACCTTGCCAATATGGCCGAACGCATTGGTGGAAGCGCGGGTAAGATTTCTGCTGCTGCGCAGGCCATTGCCGCCGCACTGGGCACCGGCGCGTTTAAGGGTAATGCACTTGAGTCGGTTGCAGCCTCTGCTGTGGCAATGCAGAGCGCTACCGGTCAGGCTATCGATAAAACGATCGCCGACTTCAAGCGGCTTGCTGATGACCCAGTCAAAGCCTCAATTGCCCTGAACGAGCAATATCACTATCTGAACGCGACAATTTACGATCAGATTGTTGCTCTCCAAAAGCAGGGGGATGCGACCGGGGCGGCGAAACTGGCTATCGATACCTACGCCAGCACCATGAAGAGTCGCACGACCCAGATTAAGGAAAATTTGGGGGATATCGAGCGACTGTGGAAAGCGATTAAGGACTCTGCTGCATCAGCCTGGGATCAGATGCTCAACGTGGGGAGGCAGGTCACACCAGAGGACACCCTGAAAGGGCTTAGAGAGCGGCTGAAGGCGCAGCAGGAAACGCTCGCCACTCTCCAGAGTAGTGCTGTAGCCAGCCCTGATTATGGGTTCGGTCGGCAAAGCAGCAACTTTCAGGATGCTGCCATTGCGCAACGTCGTAAGGATCAGGATGCGCTGGTTGCTTCGACTAAAGCGCAAATCAGTGCATTAGAGAAAACCCTATCATTGCAGGCTCAGGCGGCTGAGCAGAAAGCCAAGGAGGCGGACGCAAATCAACGCGATTTGGAGGCATCGCAGCGCCGAAATAACAACCTTGAGCAGTTCGAATCGAATGCCGTAAAGCGCGCCCGGGAACTCAAGCAGCTTGCAGCGGATCGGGCCAAATATACCGATTCCGAATACCAGATGATTAAAGCTGGTATTGAGAAGCGCTATGCTGACGCCAAAACCCCTAAAACCCCGGTGGCTAAGGTTGATACCGGCACGCGCAGCCTCGACAGCACCAACGCTGAGACCCTTTCATTACAGGCTCAACTGAAGACACTTCAAGATCATCGCGACCTGAACGATGTGATCAGCCAGCAGCGCAAGCAGCAATGGGAACTCATCTCAAAGTTCAGCATTTTGGAGGATTCATCCAAGACACGGGCGTTATCTAAGGATGAGCAATCCCTTCTGTCTACTAAAGGCCGCGTGCTGGCTCAGGCGGAAATTAACGCCGGACTAGGTGATCAGATCGCCATTCAAGAACGGCTAAACCGCTTGCAGGATAGCTCTCAGAAATACGTCACCCAAATGACGGAGAAAACAGCAGCACTCAGAGACAGTGCCGGGCTGAGTTCTCGTCAGGCGCAGCAACTGCGAGAAGAGGCTCAACTCCGTCAGGGCTGGCTGAATGGCGGAGGTGCTCTCAAGGATGGCAGGTATCAGAAGGAGCTGGCGGCGCTTAAGAACTATTACGCCGAAGAGGAAAGGCTGCGAAGCGACTGGAAATCTGGCGCGGTCAGCGGATGGAATGAGTATCTGGATGCCGCCACTAACACCTACGATGCCGTCAAAAACGTTGCCAGTTCCACGCTAACAGGTCTGAGCGACATGCTTACCGAACTTATGACAACCGGCAAAGCATCGGTTAAAGAGTTCGGTAAGTCGATGCTCAAGATGATCCTGGACGTGACAAACCGCCTGATGGTGGCCTACGCAGTGCAGGCCGCAATGGGATGGATCAGCGGAGGCTCTGGTGGTGGCGCTACACCAGGCGGAGCGTATGCAAACGCTGCTGCAGGCGTAACGTTCAACGCTAAAGGCGGAGTCTATGAATCGCCGGGCCTCAGCAAGTACGTAAATGGCGTCTACGATTCACCTCAGTATTTCACATTCCAGGGGGCCTCTAAGTTTGCCAAGGGTGGTGTATTTGCCGAGGCAGGCGAAGAGGCGATCATGCCGCTTACGCGGGATTCTGCTGGAAGACTAGGTGTCAGGGCTCAGGGCGGAAGTGGTTCTGGACATCAAATCAACGTTGATATCTATGTCGATAACAAAGGCAATACCACCACAAATACTAGTGGGGATGGCGATGCTGCTGCAAGGGCGCTGGCTGATCGCATTAAGTTTTATGTTTCCGATGGGATCAGAATGGCTATCAAGGATGATGGTGCTATTGGGCAACGCTTTGCCAAGAAGTAGCGTCTCACAATTTTGGTTACATCCCAATACCCCCTGGTTATCATGTTCTAAACCACAATTATCAAGGGGGTGATGATGCGTTTACTCGGAGTAGTGGCTTTGTTTATCGCCACAGCATTTAATGCAAATGCCGCAACCGAACTGTGCGAAGGAAAGGTTTTCATTCCTCAGATAAATATTGGCAAAGCACGCTTCGATGATGTTGATTACGAAATAATCAAAAAAGGTACAGACGCTGCTTATAGTGGAGTGGCTATGGATCTTGAAAAAAGCGGATCTCGTATGGCATCAACGTTTTTAGTAAACGATGACTCTACCCGCTGGATAAGGATTTTACCTATCACTGGGACTGGAGAATTAGTGGGTGATTATTTCAATACGACATTGGTAGTAAGCGGCTTTATTGGCAGAGAAAATGGTGCGGCGTCGCCGAAAGCTAAGGTTTATAGGTGTGAACCACAGTGAAGCATGATTAGTTTAATAACCTATCTACATATTATGATTTTCTATTTTTAAGCCCCATTCTGGGGCTTTTTTACAGCTATATACGTAAACATTAGCTGTGAATTACTCTGACTTGAGGTTGTAATATTTGTTGTAAGTCGCACTTGCTTTTTTGCAATAATCAATAAATTGCTGCTGTGTAATGTCTAACCTTGCTAATTCCGTATTGACGAAGCGGCGTATGAATTCATCACCTTCAGTCATTTTTGTAGACTCTTGAAATGCACTCATTTGTTGGTAAACGCCACACATCCCCGTCCACTTGGAGGCAAGCATGAGGTCTTGTACGAACTTCATATTTTCATCATCCTCCTTAGTTGCGGAGAGGGCCGCAGTTGAGATTAAGACTAAGATGATTGAAGCTAACAATTTCATAGATAACCTTATTATAATTAGGTTTTAGTACTGCTTACATTGATGCTTGGATTAATTTTATTTTGCTAATGGTATTTCTACCATGAAACCACTTGCATCCCATGATGTTTCGAATACGACATATCCTAGCTCTTTAAGGCGAGAAAAGGTCAGCTTAAATACTAATTCAAAATCATCTTCGCCAAGTCCCTCTAGGTCAAGGTCGTCTAGATTTATGTAAAATGACGTATGTCCTATTCTTATTTTTTTATTAATTTCGCTGAATGTTCTTTGAAATATTATTCTAGAAAGCTCATCTTTAGCTTTGTTTATTATATGCAAAGCATCTTTAGCGGAAATTAATTCATCACTAGAAATTTCGCTTAGGAAACTAGAGTCTAATCGCTGAACTATTTCTGCATTCATAGAGCGACTGTTTGATTTTGCAGATTCTTCAATTTTTTCTTTCAAATCTATCGGTAGTCTTATTCGCAGCTGCGGATCTTCTCTACTCATTTGGCGCACGCCTTTAAAAATTCACAATATGTAAATTATGCCCCACGGTGGGGTTGACATCAATGACGCACGGTGTGACACTTTGCTTATGCCCCACGGTGGGGCGTATGGAGGTTATTTGTGGAAAAAGCAAAAGACATGTATCAGCGCAAGGTTCGCTTTCCAGAGGACGTGCGTAAGGCGATCGAGAAGAATGGAGAAGACGAATGCCGGCAGTTTAATACTGAGCTGATTTATCAGCTGAGAAAGGTTTACGGATTGGCAGGTGAGAAAAGTGCTCAAGCATAAAAACATTGAAGCCCCGACTGCGCTAACAGTCAGGGCTTCGGTATCGAACAGATCCGGCAAAGGAAATTTCGACATGAACAGTGTACAGAACAACGAATTAACTTTCCATACAACAGCATTTCATCCTGTTGAGCATGCTGGTGCGCTATGGCTGACATCTTCTGAGTTAGCCGCAGCACTGGGATACAAAAAGTCTGATGCCGTCACGCAGATTTATAGCCGGTACCATGATGAATTTACCGAAAGTATGTCAACGACCCTCAAAATGAGTGTCGTTAGAAAAACAGGTGTAGTTGAGATCCCTGTGCGTGTTTTCTCGCTTCGCGGAGCACATCTTGTAGGCATGTTTGCCTCCACCACTATGGCTAAAGATTTTCGCCGCTGGGTGTTGGATCTCCTGGATTGTGAAGTTCATAAGGACTCACAAATTAGCGCAATCCCTGAGTTTCATCAGCGTGTGATGCTGTATATGGATGAACGTGGCCGCGTGATCAGTTCAATGCCATTGCCAGAAGGAGCTGTAGCAATGACCTTCGAGGGGTTTTTAGGACTGGCCCGGCAGAAGGGCTGGATCGTGGCCAGAGAGCAGGAGGTAGCCAAGAGTTTAATGAGTGTTTTACAGGGCTTGCATTAGTGCAAAAAGAAAAACCGCCAGCTGCAACTGGCGGTCCACTGAAGTCTAATTACGTATAGGAGCGTATATGACTGGATTAAATCTAGCAGTTCAGGAACGTAATGTCGATCCCCAGACCTTTCCGGTAATTGAATGGGAAGGTTTGCGCGTAGTTACAACCGACACACTGGCTTCTGGTTATGGTACTGAGGCTATCCGTATCCAGCAAAATCACATTAGAAACGAATCTCGATTTATTGAGGGCGTTCACTTTTTCATTCTGAAGGGCGGTGATTTGAAGAAGCTTAAGAACAGACTATCTTCAAGCGAGTTAGTTGGTAAGCACGCTAGAATTCTCACCCTCTGGACGGAGAAAGGGGCTGCCCGCATGTCGAAGATCGTTGATACGGACGAGGCATGGTGTTTCTTCGAGCGCCTAGAGGATTCATATTTCCGACCAGCACCAGTATCTGCGATTCCGCTTACCTATGAAGCTGCCCTGGAAGACCTTCTAGCGAAAGTGAAAGAGAACCGCATCATTGCTGAGCAACGTGATCGAGCCGTCAAAGAAAAGCGCTGGATCTCTGAGAAGCGCGAAGTTACTGCCATGGCTACAGCTTCCGCTGCGGTGCGCGCCAAAAACAAACTGGCGGAGCGTCTTGGGGAGAGTAGAAACTTTGCTGCGATCATCCCTGTGGAGAAGAAGCTCGGCCAGAAATTCAAATGGCAGCCGCTGCGCAAATGGTGCAAAGAGAATGATGCTGAACCGCATGAAGTTGAAGATCCGCGTTTTGGCACTGTGAAGTCTTGGCCTCGTGCCGCGTGGATTGCAGTATATGGCGTAGACCTCCGCAAGCTGTTCTAACTGATTTCGAATATTTCACAGTTAATACTCAACCCGCTTAACTGCGGGTTTTTTTATGGAGCAAATATGGCAGTTGAAACCTACAGCTGGCGTTCGCAGCTCGGAGCCGGGCCTGTCGAATACAGCCAGGCACTGCGCTCTGCGCAATTCGGCGATGGCTATGAACAGGTGGCCGAGAACGGCATCAACTCCACGGCTATTCAGGTGCCGATGAAGCATGTCGGCACAGAGGCGGAAGTGAACACGATCCGCGATTTCCTGCTGGCCCACACGGTCAAGGCCTTCATCATCACGCCGCCAGGTGAGGTGAAGGGGCTGTACCGGGTTGTCGCTGACTCCGTGCGGAAAAACCAGCTGAACAGCAAATTCTCTGAGCTGACCTTCACTATCAAACGGGCCTACGGAGTCTACGCATAATGGCACTTGTCGATCAGGCGGCGATGCTGGCACCGGGTGGCAGGGTCCGCCTGGTCGAAGTGGACGCCTCCGAGTTTAGTGGCGGGATCCACCGCTTTCATTACAGTCCGTTTCCTCACTCGCCTGACGAGATTGACGCGGCAAACGGCGACGAGTCGAAGCTCGGGCCGAAGCCCATAATTTGGGATGGCAACGCATACGAGTTCTGGCCTTTCCAGATGAGCGGGCTGTCTCTCTCAACCGATCAGGCTGCAGAGCCTTCATTCAGTACGTCAAACCTTGACGGGCATATCACCGCGCTGTGCCTTCAGTTCAAAGATATGGTGAATGCGAAGGTGAGCATCATCGACACCTATGCCGTTTACCTCGATGCAGTGAACTTCCCGGGCGGCGTCAATCCGACAGCTAACCCGACAATGTTCTCTTTGCAGACCTTCTGGCTGGACACCAAAACTGCGGAAGATGACGAGGTCGCATCCTGGTCAATGAGCAGTCCGGCAGACCTGCAGGGACTGGTGATCCCAACCCGGCAAATCACATCGCTCTGTGAGTGGGCGCTGCGCGGGCAATACCGCAGCGGCGACGGCTGCACCTACAACGGCACGGCGTATTTTGATGCGAAGGGTAATGCGGTCGCTGACCCGGCGCTGGATGTGTGCGGCGGCTGCCTCAGTGACTGCCGTAAACGATTTGGTGCCGGACTGGCAGAGCCTAACGCAGCAAACCTCGACTTTGGCGGCTTCCCGGCAACCGTTCTCTTCTCCCGATAACCGGACATACCAATGAACAAAACCATTATGGCGGCGATCCGCGCGCATGCGCTGGAGGAATCCCCGCGCGAGTGCTGCGGCTTCGTCATACAGTCGGGGCGGCGCCAGCGTTACATCCCCGTGCCGAACAGCCACGAAAATCCGACAGAGCATTTCCGCATTGACGGCGAGCACTGGGCGAATGCTGAGGATGCCGGAACGATTGTCCGCGTCATCCATTCCCACCCGGGAGACGGCGCACGGCCTATCCCGTCAGACCTCGATCGCCAGCAGTGTAATAACTCCGGCGTGGTCTGGGGCATCTACGCGCCGGACTGCGATGAATATGCAGAGGTAACGCCGGACGCCATCCCGCTGATTGGTCGCCCCTTCATTCTGGGCTCTCAAGACTGCTGGGGGCTGGTCATGGACTGGCACGCCACCCAGGGCGTGATGCTTAACGATTTCCGCGTTGATTACCCATGGTGGGAAAGCCAGTACCCGGACAACCTGTATTTCGATAACTGGGAGCGAGAAGGGTTTGTCGAATGCGACCCGGCGCCCGGCTGCATGGTCATCATGCAGGTTGAGTCCGCTAAGTGGAACCACGCGGGGATCATCACAGAGGAAGGCGAGCTGCTTCACCACCTGTACGGCCAGCCATCCTGCATTACGCCGTATGCCCGGGGCTACTTCAAAGACCGGACCATGATCTGCGTTCGCCACAAAGACTTGCCGCAGGAGATACAGCCATGGCGCGTTTAACCACTATTCGATTGTATGGGGCGCTGGGGGCACGGTTCGGGCGCGTGCATAAACTGGCGGTACAGACATCGGCAGAAGCCGTGAAGGCACTTTGCATCAACTTTGATGGGCTGGAAAACTACCTGATGAATGCCAAAAAGAACGGAATGACGTTCGCGGTGTTTCGCGGTAAGCGCAACATCGGCGTGGATGATTTTAAGGACCTGTCCGGGGACAGTGATATCCGCATCGCACCAGTGATGGAGGGGGCGAAAAAGGCCGGCATGTTCCAGACCATTCTCGGGGCGGTCATGGTGGTTGCCGGGGTGGTTATTGGTGCGATGACCAGTTGGACCGGTGTGGGGCTTACATTTGGTGCTGGCCTTATTATGTCTGGGGCTTCAATGATGGCCGGCGGCATCTACCAGATGCTCTCACCGCAGCCCAAAGGTCTGCAGGGACGTGATGACCCCGATAACAAGCCCAGTTATGCCTTTGGTGGCGCAGTGAATACCCTGGCAATGGGTAACCCGGTCGCGCTGCTGTATGGCGAACGCGAGATCGGCGGCGCCATTATCAGTGCGGGGATCGTGGCCGAGGACATCTAACGATTTCTTTCTCTTCAATTAGCACCCGGTCGGGTGCTTTTTTTATGGATGCAATATGGCAACGATTACTGGTGCAAAGGGTGGCAGCCAGAAGCAGCACACGCCTGTCGAACAGCCTGATTCAGCTCAGTCAATGGCGCGCTGCCGCATGCTGCTGGCACTTGGCGAAGGTGAGTTTGCTGGCGGGCTGGATGCGACCCGGATTTTCCTCGACGGCACGCCGCTGGGTAACCCAGACGGCTCAATGAACTTTGAGAATGTCTCCTGGGATTTTCGACCCGGCACGCAGACGCAGACGCCGATCCCCGGCTTTCCTGCTGTGGAGAACGAGACCAGCATTGGCGTATCGCTGACTAAGGCCACCCCCTGGACTCGCGCTATCAGCAATACCCAGATTGATGCTGCGCTAGTGCGCATCGGTATCACCGGCCTGCAGCAGCAGGAGAATGACGGCGACATCGTCGGCACGACCGTCGCATATCACATCGACGTTGCGGTTGATGGCGGGGCATACCAGACATTGCTCACCAAAACGGTAACGGAAAAGCTCAGTTCACTGTACGAGCTGACGCACCGCATCAATCTGCCCAAAGCTACCACTGGTTGGCAGATACGTGTGGTCCGGGATACTGCCGATAGCACCAGCCAGATGCTGCAGAACAAAACGCAGGTGCAGGCCATCACTGAGGTGATCGACGCCCGCCTGCGCTATCCGCATACCGCGCTGCTGTATGTGTCATTCAACGCCAAAGCATTCAGCAATATCCCGAAGATATCCTGTAAGCCAAAAGGCCGGGTGATCCGCATCCCGCAGAACTACGATCCCGACGCGCGGACGTACAGTGGCACATGGGACGGCACATTCAAATGGGGCTGGACCAACAATCCGGCGTGGATCTGGTTTGATGTCCTGACAGAGCCGCGCTTTGGTCTGGGCCGCCGGGTAACGGTGGATATGCTCGATAAATGGGAGCTCTACCGCATTGCCCAGCGCTGTGACCAGCAGGTACCGGACGGGAAGGGTGGTACCGGCACAGAGCCGCGATTCATGTTTGACGTCTATATTCAGTCGCAGGCCGACGCCTGGCAGGTTATCAAGGATATCGCTGCTGGCTTCAACGGCATGACGTTCTGGGGCAACAACATGTTCAATGTTGTCTCTGATATGCCGGCAGACACGTCGAAACTGCAGATCCTCACCCGCGCATCAGTGGTGGGCAAGCCAACGTATTCCAGCGGCAGCGAAAAGACGCGATTCTCGAGCGCGCTGATTAACTTCAGCGACCCGGATAACCATTATCAGGACCGCACCACCGCGGTAATGTTTCCTGACCTGGTGAAGCAGTTCAAATTTAAGCAGACGCAGCTCACGGCCATCGGCTGCACGCGTGAAAGCGAGGCTCAGCGCCGCGGCGGATGGGCGGTTTATTCTAACTCGCTGGACCGCATCATTACGCTGCAAACCGGGCTTGATGGCTTCGCCTATGTCCCTGGCACCGTGTTTGCCTTCGCTGATGAGCGCGTTTCCGGGCGCGTTTATGGTGGTCGCCTCATGGACTATAACGCCGGGCTTAAAGCGGTAACAACCGATCGCGGTACCAGCGCCGTCGCGGGTGACACACTGATGATCCGCACGCAGGGTGGCATTGTGGAAAGCCGGGTTATACAGGCGGTCAACGGCACGCAGCTGATCGTGGCCACGCCGTTCACCGCAGCACCAGCGCCAAACGCCGTATTCGTCATCGATGCCGGGCAGCTGCGCCTACAGTATTTCCGCGTCACGAACCTGACCTTTAACGATGAGGAGAACACCTATTCCATCACCGGCGCGGAATACAACGCATCCAAATATGATGCTGTTGACCATAACGCGCGTCTGGATATCCCGCCGATCAGCCTCATCCCCACGGGGGTTGTCTCACAGCCCGGCAATATCGTGGTGTCGAGTTACGAGTCTGTGCGGCAGGGGCAGCGCATAGCGACGCTGACTGCATCCTGGGATGTTCCGCTGGATAAAGCCGGTAAGCCGCAGGCCGATGTGATCGCCTATCAGGCTCAGTGGCGCCGGAACGATAGCGAGTGGGTAAACGTCCCTCAGACCGGCCTTCGCAATATTGAGGTGCCCGGCATTTTTGAAGGTGATTACCTGGTGCGGGTCCGGGCGATAAACGCTGGTGGTGCATCGAGTCTGTGGGCAACCTCAGCGCTGACCCACCTTAAGGGCCGGATCGGTGATGTGCCCCAGCCAGTTAATTTCCGCACTACGCCATTGCTCTGGGGTGTACAGCTGGACTGGGATTTCCCTGCGGGCACTGGCGATACGCTACAAACCGAGATTCAGTATTCCACGTTATCAACCGGCGCGAACCCGATGCTGCTGGCTGGTGTTCCGTACCCTCAGCAAATTTACCAGCAACTTGGGCTAAAGGCCGGGATAGGGTTCTGGTACCGGGCGCGGCTGGTGGATCGCACCGGCAATAAGTCGGCCTGGACTGACTTCATTCAGGGCAGCAGCAGCTCGGATGCCGCGGATTACCTGGTGGATATCGATAACCAGATCAAACAGACCGACGCCTACAAAGACTTGGTTTCGGATATAACTGATCTGGGTGAAGATATCCAGTCAGCGCGAGATGACATCAGCACGGTGACGACGGAGTCGGCGGCAACCAAAGCGGGCCTGGCGCAGGAGGTCACAGACCGTAAGAAAGCCATCGCCGACGAGGCGACGGCCCGGGGCCAGGCGCTGCTGACCGAGAAGAACGAGCGCGTCGCGGATATCAGCAACGTCAACCAGACGATTCAGACCACCACCGAATCGCTGGCGCAGCAGATTGCGCAGGTGTCGGCGGGGACCGGTTCTCAGTTTGATCCGGCCAAAATCTGGTACTTCGATTCGACTGTAGAGGGCTGGTCCGGCAACGGCACGCCGACCATTGTTAACGGCTGGCTGCGTCCTGCCAACCACGCATCGGACCCGTACGTTACTTCTCCTGCGACGCTGGGCATAACAGCAGCTGCGTATCGCTTTCTGAAGCTACGCATCAGGAAAGTGGGATCGCCTGCATGGGCGGGGGAAATCCGCTGGCGCAATGCGGCCAGTTTCAACGAAACCAACCGCTTCGTGGTGGGCGAACCGGCGTATAACGCCGACGGCGTTGCCACGCTGGAATGCGACGATATCCCCTGGCTGGCCGAGACGACGATTAACCAGATTCGGCTGGACCTTTCCAGCAAACAGGACGCGACGAACTACTTCCTGATTGACTGGGTGGCGATCGGGCGGCCAACGCCGGGCGCAGGGATGGCCGCCCTGCAGCAGGAAACGACAGCCCGTGTTACCGGCGACCAGGCGGAGGCCACGGCGCGCGAGACGCTGGCGACGCAGATCCGGGGCGGTTATACCGGTGACGACCCGTCAAAACTGGCCTCGGGCCTGCTGTACACCGAACGCCAGGCGCGCATCACGGCGCAGGAAGCGGAGGTGACAGAGCGGAAGAAGCTGGAATCGACCGTTAACGCTAACCAGGCTTCCGTTACGCAGGAGCTGGCGACGCTGACAACTGAGCAGGAGGCTCAGGCCACCACGCTCTCGGGCCTGCAGGTTACCGTCGGCAAAAACACCGCAGATATCACCACAGTCACCAAAGCCGTCGCTGATAACAACAAGGCGCAGACCACCGCGCTGGCTGCGGTTAAGGCCACGACCGACCAGAACACGGCGGACATCAGCACGGAAACCACTGCACGTACGAATGCTGACAGCGCACTCGGCCGCCGGATCGATACGCTGAAAGTGGATGTGGACGGCAACACGGCTAGCCGGGACGCCGGTATTGTCGGTAACGTCACCAATGCGCTCGCCAGCTTCACCGCGTTCTCTGAACAGCGCGTGACGTATGCTGTTGGCGAAACGAAAACGATGGCTGAAATCATCGAAAGCCGGAAGACCGCCGCGGATGCCACGAGTGCCGTGGCGGAGCAGGTCACCACGCTTAAGGCGACGGTTGAGCAAAACGGTAAGACCAACGCGGCAGCCATTACGCGCATTGATGAAGCGGTCGCGGATCTGGAAAGTGCTACCGCGATCAGCATTCAGGGGGTTAAAGCTGAGATTGGCGATACCAACTCCGCAGTCCAGACAACCAGCGAAGCTGTTGCTGACATCAGCGGCAAGTTGAGCGCGCAGTGGGGCGTTAAGGTTCAGGTGGAAGCGAACGGCGTTAAACGTATCGCGGGTATTCAACTGGGCATTGATGCAACCGGGTCCTCAAACTTCCTGATTTCTGCCGATACGTTTGCGGTTTATAACCCGACGACAAAAGGACAGGAACTGGTGTTTGCCGCCACCGGCGGGCAGATGTTCATGCGATCGGTGTTCATCCAGGATGGTTCCATCGACAACGGCAAGATCGGCAATTACCTCCAGTCCAGCAACTGGGACGGGACCGGTAATGTTGGCTGGCATATCAATAAATCCGGGTATGCCACGTTTAACGGCGTGACGGTCAGGGGGACGATATACGCAACCAGTGGGGAATTCAGAGGGACAGTTTACGCGACGGATGGAGACTTCAAAGGCACAGTTTACGCGAACAAAATCGTAGGCGATGTCGTTAATATGTTCTCCTTCCCTGGTGGCAGATTCAGGGGAGATCCAGGCCAACAAAGAGATTTTTATCGACAGGTTACCTGGGCGGGGGGTGTCCCGTATGACGTCACTATCGCTGTTCCGACATTTGTCGTCTGGAATGAAAGTGAAGCTTATAATGGTGCTCTGGAAGCATATATCAATATAAACGGGAGAGATATTACAGTAGTGTCTCTTGGCTTAAAGCTATCGTATAACGACCCCAATAGTGTCAGTCGTCAGGTTAACAGTTATGTACCTGTGACAGGTAGTCTGGATATACCTGCAAATTCAGGGCCTGTAACTATACGTGTTGGCCTGAGAGGAATAACTAATGCCAATACTTTTATGGATATGCAGCCATCAATGGCGTTAATTACCAAAAGAAATTCCCCAAACTTCTCCGGTTATTCAGGTAATTAATTCCGGTCAGGTGGATGCTGGCGATTTAGCTTTAACGGGCTGTAAATAAAAATCCGATATAAGTATTTCGGCTGCGCACACGTTGTTTCTTCTGAATTCAATAATCACACCCTTATAACCCAGCTCCGGCTGGGTTTTTCATTTTAAGGACATCATGAATGGCCACACTTGATGACGATTTAGCGAACGCCGTCACGGAAGGTTTTCGCCTGGCGCAAAGCAGTATTATCAACCAGGACCTGATTTTATCGGGCACTGGTGACGTCACCGTTACTCTGGCAAATGGTTCGAAAAAAACGGGCCCCAGCTGGTCGAAGCTGATCACCGCCGCGAACGCGGCAGGGACCAGCGCAGCGGCGGCGGAAGCGTCAGCGAAGAATGCTAAAACCTCTGAGACGAACGCAAACACGTCGAAAAATGCGGCAGCCAGCAGTGCCTCTGCGGCTGATACATCAAAGACCAACGCCAAGACCTCAGAAACCAACGCGAAAACGTCTGAGACGAATTCTAAAACGTCGGAGAATAACGCTGCCGCCAGCGCCAGTAGTGCCGCAGCATCGCTGGCCGCCGCGCAGCTACTGACTTCTGTACCCTACGAAGCGGCACCATACCCTGACGTCTGGGCGCCACTCAATGATGACCTGCGCCTGCTGGCCGGGTTTGCTCCTTATGATACCCTCACTATATCCGGACAGGTAATGGAGCTACCGACAAAGTCGCTAACGTTCACCCGGTCCACTACAGCAACATACATTGATAAGTCGGGGATACTACAAACGGCTGCTATTAATGAGCCGAGGTTTGAGCGTGACGGTTTGTTGATGGAGGCTTCCAGTACAAACTATTTTTTAAATAGCGATGACCCGCTAAAATGGGGTGCATTTGATAATAGACTTGACAGGGTCGTTATTATAGATGGTAAAACTCAAGCTTCTACATTAAAAGCCACCACGACTGCAACCGCTCCAGCTGCGTTTTACATTAACACATCTAATCAGATGGCTTTGGTTGCAAACGAATATTGTACCCTATCTGCACGAATCAAAGGCGCATACGGTCGATGCGAACTCAGGATACGATTAGTTAGCACTACTGTTGCAAACGTATATATTGATTTTACAACGGGTGTTATTTCTACTCCACCAAGCGTTCCAGAACTAACTGCTACTGCTAAACAAGATAGTGATGGTTACACTTATGTAACCGCCACATTTAAAGTAACATCAGACGGTTCATATAGCGCGTCCATAGTTGGTGCAACGCCATTAGGCGGTGGTATAGCGCCAGTTGGAACTGATTATTATGTTCAAACAATACAGTTTGAGAAATCGGCAGTAGCTACTAGCTATATTCCAACGGCTGGGGCTACCGTCACTAGAGCCTCCGATGCACTAAGTTTGCAACCTTCCAATAATATTGGATACAGGGCTGTTGGTGACTTAATTAATCGCACCACCTCTTTTGAATTATCAATCAACGCTTATACACCGTCTGTTGGTGCAGGGTATTTTGATTTATTACAGGTTACAGGGGTGACAGTTGATATTATTTTAAGAGCTGGAAGCGACAGGTTGACATCGTTTCGCAATAGCGGGAACATTTCCCCTACTATCAATGTCAATTATCCTATCGATCGTCAGTTATTTACGCAAACTGTGGATGCGAATAACAAATTAACTGCTTATTTTGGGTCGCAATCTGGTTCAAGAACTGGTGCGCCGTCTTCACCAGCAAGCACGCCAACGCTTATTAAGTTTAATACGACGAGTTATATGGTTTACCACATTCGTAACTTCCGTATCTGGCATCGTGTACTAACCGACAACCAAATTAAGGGACTCCGCTAATGAGAGACTTATATCTGCGCTTTGCTGACGCCGATGAAATGCGTATGCAGTTAATCGGGGCGGGTTTTCTGGTCGATGAAGAGCAGGGCTGTTTATACCACCCGGATATCAGTCTGGATATCATCGGCGTTATTACCATCGTCAGCGATATTGAAAATCCGGGTCAGGAAAACGAGTTAATAAAATATTCCGAGGAACCCGGTTACCACGCCAATATCCGCGTAATGAATGACGGGCTTGATTTATCACCGCTGGATGAATTCATCGTGACTCCAAAAACGCCCGCTCGCGTCTGGGCATAAGGAAATTACATGTCAAACAGAATTGATAGCATAACCATTAAGGCAGCGGACGTTTCTGGTTTAGGGAACAGCGCCACCAGAGACGTCGGGACAACTTCAGGGAAGGTGGCCGCAGGTGACGACTCACGACTAAGTACGATTGACGGTAAAACAGGAGGCACAGTAAAAGGTGATTACATTGTGCTCGATAATACCTACGGGCATACGACGCAAATTTTGACGTACAACCCTGGGTCAGCAGGTACGCATTTCGGCGGTATGTCGATGAAGAGGCCTAACTCTCAGGGTTACGTGCTAAGTCAATACTCTACATCAGATTATGAGGTTGCCTCCGTAACCATTGGCATTGATGGCCCTGGCGGAAGCGTCTCCTGGGCGTTCAACCGGAATGGTCAGGCCGTGGGTAACTGGCAACCAGCATCCGATCGTCGAATTAAAGACAATATCAAACGTATCGCCGATCCGTTAGCTGCAATGCGCTCCATATCAGGTTGCGAATGGGACCGCCTGGATAACGGGTTGCACGGCTATGGGTTCATTGCTCAGGAAGTTGAGGTCATGTTTCCACAAGCCGTAACGGTGGCGGGTGATATTAAGCTGAACGATGACTCTGTTGTTGAGGACGCGAAAACGGTCGACACGTTCGGCCTGTCAGCTGCGCTTCACCATGAAGCGATTCTTGCTCTTATGGATACTGTCGATAACCTCACTGCGCAGGTCACGCAGCTGCAGGCTGAAGTTCAGGCGCTAAAATCGTAACGGCACCAGGATGTTCAGCGGTAAATATTGATAGGTGTCACCACATTGATCTGCACCCTCTTTAAAACTACTGTATATAAAAACAGTGAAAGGAGTGCAGATCATGCCCCGCCGTTCCGACATTCACGCCGCATTTGTGGCCGCAATACAGCTAAACCCCAAAGGCTACCGGTGCTTGCGCACTGAAGACTTTATCCGCGAGTTGGCAAAGATCCATTGGCATTTCAGCCGGGACGACGCCAACGAGTGGATACAGCGCTATCAGCCAGATTTCACGGATAAGACAACTGACGGAACCGACAATCACTACTGGATCCTGCGCAACATGGGAATGGTTCACTGATGGGCTTTCCTTCTCCGGCAGCTGATTACGTCTCCCCGCGGTTAACACCGGAAATCATCTGCGGCGTGGGCATCGACAGCCGCATCCTGGAAACCTCATCCGGGTTTGCGGTAATCGAGCCGGTCACTCGGCTGGTACAGGGCCAGGTGCTGCTGATCCTCAGCGGTGGAAGGACTCAATTCGCAACGCTCAGAGGTAAGGCGCTAATAACGGATGACGGCGAGGCGATCGAGGGGGCGGCGGCGGAAGAGGTTGACGTAATGGGCAGGGTGACGTTCTTCATTAACAGCGCAGCTGATGATGTGTGCCCGGTGTAAGAAGCGGTGCGTAGTTAGGGGGATCTGATGATCCTCCCTAATGTGTTTTAATGCCCGCTATAAGCGAGAAGCGGACGTTAACTCATAATTTAAAAGGGGATTCAAATGTCAATAGCGCAACTTTCTGGGATACTTATCATGTTGCTGACTAAGCGTCTTACTCTAAGGGATGTCGTATACATTTGGTGGTCTTAATGCAAATATTTTTCAAATCGTATCAGACAGAAGGCTGTTGCTTATGCGGGTCTAGTGGTTCTCTCACTGGAGAGCACAAAATAAAAGCTTCGGCGTTGAGAAAAATTTTTGGAAGTAGTGCAATGGTCATTGGAGATTTTGATGATGGCGGCATACTTCGTACAGCACAAGGGCCTAAGTCTAAGGCTTTTCATTTTTCGGCACGAATGTGCTCTTTATGCAATGGCTCTCGTACACAACCTGCAGATCAGGAATTTGATCGATTTCATACTTTAGTATCATCGCTTTTATCAGAAGGCAGGGATCCTTCCGAGGTGTTTGATATGCCACAGTATAATTTGGACTCAGAAGCTTACCTCAATGTGTTTAGATACTTTTCCAAAATTTTATGCTGCCAAATTGCAGAAGCAGGCGGCCCTCGCCCAATAGAAGCTTGCGAATTTGCTATAGGAAAAACAAATAGGAACATTATCTTTCTACACATTGATATAGACCCAATATACCTAGCTTATCGAGATAGATGCGGAGAACATGGTTACGCAAGACATGGAGGACTTATTGTGCCTTTTGACTCAAAAACACATAATCCAACATGTTTCCGGAGCTTGTTAAGTTTAGGTGCTGTGAGATATCTTTTTTGGGTTAGATTTGATGCACTTGTTGGAGCTGAGTTACGTACATCCCATCATGAATTTTGGCTCAAATGCGAGGCAGCGTATCAAGAGGCTATAAAAAAACCCCTATCGGATGAACAGCGATATCGCTTAGGTATTTAA